TGTTCAGCTGGAGATCGCAGCCCACAAGCGGGCTGAGGCGGCAGCTGGCCTGTCCACCTACCTGCGCCCGGCGCAGGCCGACCAGGAGGCCGAGTCCGGCGACGTGGTCTCCGATTCCGACGTCAACGCGAACCCGGCAGGCGGTATGACCGTTGGCGAGGACGTTGGGGCGAAGGCTCGGGCGGACGCGAAGGCTGCCGCGGACAAGGCCGAGGCAGACGCGAAAGCTCGCACGGAGCTGGGGACATCCGGTCGGACTTCACGCAGCGGCAAGCAGCAGACGAGCTGAGCTGTGTCGACCCTCCGGGTGCTGCGCACCGCTAAGACGACGCTCTCGCGGACGTTCTACCTCGACGAGGTAGCGACCTCCGCGACGGGCGTCGTCACGGTGACCATCACCCGGGAGGACGGCACGGTTGTTCAGACCGGCAACGCGACTGGCCCCGACGCCAACCAGGTGTACACGTTCACGTTCAACGGCTCCGACATCCTGGACCGGCTGCCCGTCTCGTGGGCGTTGACGGTCGGCGGTGATGCCCTAGTCCTCGATCAGGATGTGATCGAGGTGGTCGGCGGCTACTACTTCGGGCTTTCCGAGGCCCGGCAGATCGACACTACGTTCACGAACATCACCCGTTACCCGACCGCGGACGTGATCGAGGTGCGCACGCAGGTCGAGGTCGAATGCGAGAACATCTGCCGCCAGGCGTTCGTCCCCCGTTTCGAGCGGGAGCGGCTGGACGGTCACCCCCAGCAGCGACACCTGCGGCTTCGGTGGCCCTACATCCGCAAGGTCCGGGCGGTGACCGTCAACGGGGTGGCGTGGGACCAGGCCCGCGTGGACGCGATCGGCCCGGACCGGTTGGGCATCATCCGGCCGGGCACCGAATGGTGGTGGTTCTGGGGCGGCGGCTTCGGCTCAGTGTGGCCGTGGGGGATCGGAAACATCGTCGTCGAGTACGAGCATGGCCAGGACCGGCCGGACCCGGACATTGTGCGCGGTTCGAAGCTGCGCTGGAAGTCGCTGATGTTCGAGCGCAAGTCACGCAGCCCGCTGCCGGACCGTTCGGAGCGTCTGCAAACCTCGGAGATCGGTGTCGTCTCACTGGCCAGCGAGTCGCAGTGGTCGACGGGCATCCCCTCGGTTGACGCTGCGTACTCGCGGCACCCGTCACCGCGCCCGGGTTTCGGGTGATGACGTGACGACGATCCTCGCGTTCGCCCTGAAACGGTCGGTGATGGCCCGGCTTCAGGCCATCAATACGGGTTCGATCCCGCCGCCGGCCGGCGCCGAGATGCTTACCAGTTCGGGGGTGCAGGTGAACCCGATCCTGCCCGCCGAGCCGGACCGTATCTGCGTGTACGGCACCCCGGTCCGCTCCACCCGGCAGATCACCACAGCGGAGCGGACCACCTGCACGGAGTCGGTGGCTTGCGAGATCCGCATCCGGGTGTATCAGCCGGGCGAAGCAGATGAGGACGTCGGCGACGTCGACCTGTTGACGAGTCAGCTGTGCAACGCGGTCGCGAAGGCGGTGATCGACGGTGACCCGCTGGTCGATCGGTCGCTGGGTGACCTCTACCTGTACGAGGTGTTGCAGTGGCCGACCGCGGTCACGCCACACCCGGAACCGTCGGTTACCGGCCTCGCGTCGCTGGTCTTCCAGGCGGAGCTGATGACCAATTGACGAACCGCGCCGAGTACAGGGTGACCCCGATCCCGGGCGCCGGGTTGCAGATAGCCCGCTCGCCTGAGATGCGCGAATGGCTCAAAGAGCGGGTGGCGGACATCGCCGCGGGCCTGCGCTCCGACGCCCCCGTGAAGACGGGGGCCGGCCGCGGGTCGATTGCCTCGGACACGGCTCTGGCCGTGCAGGGCTGGACCGGCGAGGCCGGGTGGGACGAAGCGCACTACTACATGGGGATTCAGCAGTCCCGGACGCATTGGGCCGACCCGGCCATTGCAAAGATCCGGTACGTCTAGCCAGGGAGGTAGCGGCGGCATGGCGATGTCAGACGCCGATCAGGAACTGATGGAGCTTCAGCGCTCCGTCATGACGCAAGGCCACGCTGCCGGGCTTCCGCACGGACCCACGGCGGCAGACCCCGAAGCGATCACCACGTTCGAGGCCCGACGTGCTGCGCAGCGCGAGGCGTGGGGGCAGTTCGCGGCGATCGCACCGATCACCATCGGCAACGCTCTGGCGTTCGTCCCCGGTGCAGCGGTCCCGCTGGAACACGTGATCCGTTACAAGCTGTGGGAGCAGGAACTCATCGTCCGGGTCGCGACCCCGGAGCTGGCGAGGGTAGGAAAGGTGTTCGCGTCGGACGAAGAGTTCGACAAGGCGAACCCGCACTATCAACGCCGGAAGCCTCTGGCGCCTGAGCTGCACCCCGCGGCTCTGGACCCGCGGGGTGGGGCGGCGCACCTCGACACCGAAGGCGTTCACGGTCCGGTCATCACGCCGGCAACCGACGGGCCTCGCAGTTCGGCCGCTGACGCTAAGCAGCCCGCGGCGAAGCGTGGCCAGGCCGGAAAGGACGCCGAGTAATGCCTACGACCCTCACCCCGAACATGATGATCGACCCGGGGTTCCTGTGGCATGCCCCGGCCGGCACGGCGTTCCCTTCGAGCGTCGCAGCGGGTTCCGTGTTCACCGACTCGCCTTCAGCATCGTGGTACGAGATCGGCGCGACGGAGGCTGGCTACACGTTCACCTACTCGCAGTCGATCGAGGCTATCAACGTCGCCGAGTTCTACGACCCGGTGAAGTGGCGCACCACTTCCCGTCAGGGTTCGTTCGCGTTCAACCTGGCCGATTTCACGCTGAAGAACATCCAGCGGGGCCTGAACGGCGGCAGCCTTTCCACCGTGTCCGGGTCCGGCGCCAGCTTGATCTCCAAGTGGGTGCCCCCGACTGTCGGGCAGGAGACCCGGTCCGCCCTGCTGTGGCAGTCGTTGGACGCGACGATGCGGATCTTCATGTACCAGACGGTGCAGGTCAACGAGATCCAGTCGGCGTTCAAGAAGGCCCCGGACTTCGCGGTCGTGCCGTGCGAGTTCCGCTTCGAGATCGACGCTTCGAGCAACATCTTCGAGGTCTACTCGGCCGGCACTAGTCGGCTCGGGAACTGACGCACTCGGCTTGCACGTCTGCCAGAAAGCGAACACAGCCCCCGGCGATCCGACGAGCCGAGCGGACGCCGGGGGCGTCCCTACCAGCGTCCGGGAGGCGCGAACAGTCATGTCACGAAGCAAGGGTCGTCGCAGGAGCGCGGGCAGCTACTACCAGGGCGATGTGCGCCCACGCCAGCAGCAGGTCACGACGGAGCCGATACGCCGCGGGGAGGTCATCGAGCTCGGGGAGCTGGGCGGGACGGAACGGGCACCTCTGACCGCCTCGTTCAGCTACTTCGGTCGCTCGTTCAGGGTGCACCCTGATCTGTCTGAGCTGGACGTCATCGACTTCGCCGAGGCGAGTGAGCAGCTCAAGCCGAACGACCCGGCTTCGATGTCCATCATCAAAAAGTTTGTGCGCAAAAACTTGCACGTCGACGACTTCGAAGATTTCTGGGCGTCGGTGCGTGCCCACCGGCAGACCGCCGAAGAGACCATGAACCTGATGTGGAAGGTCATCGAGGGGGTGACCGAAAACCCTACTGGACCGCCTTCCGCCTCTGCGGATGGGCGGTCCGAAATCACGCCGTACTCGCCTCCTGCTGCATTCGAGCCGGACACCCCGAACGCGGGACTACGCGACCGCTACATGGCGCAGATCGAACGCTTCGAGGCGATGGGGACCGGGGTGGGGGTGGCTATGGCCGCGCAGGTGGCAATGGTGGCGGAAGCCCATGGAGTGGACGTCAGCCGCGAACCCGTTCTCTCCGGGAGCGTTTCGGGCTGAGTCTGCGCGCCGTGTGCGACTTGTCGTACGCGGTGCAGGTGGAAGCCCTGGAACGGCAGGCGCTCACCATGATGACCCTGGCGCCGCACCTGGAGGACAGCAGCAAAATACCCACCCCCGAAGAGGTCGTGCAGGAGTTCCAGCAGTGGCTCCTGTCGAAGCCGGAGGCCGCGGGCATGAAGTCTGAAGACGCCGAACTGATGGAGCTGATCGGGGTGATGCGGTAATGCCGGTCCGGCCGATCGCTAACGCGTCCGTGGTCGTCCTCCCCGACTTCGGCAAGTTCGAGTCGACGGTGAAGGGGTTCGCCGGGCGCGCAGCCGGGATGATGGGCTCTCTCACCGCCGCGGTGACCGGGGTCGGGCTGGCCGGCCTGGTGTCGTTCGGTATCAAATCGGCTGCCAGCCTGGAACAGGCTCAGGTCGGCTTCGAGACGATGCTGGGCTCGGGCAAGAAGGCGTCGGCGTTCCTGTCGCAGCTGCAGAAGTTTGCGGCTGCGACACCGTTCGAGCTACCCGGCCTGATCGAGGCGTCCCGCACTTTGCTGGGTGTGGGCGTGTCGGCGAAGCAGGTCATCCCGACGCTGACGGCGTTCGGCGACGCAGCGGGTGCTCTGGGCATCCAGCAGGACGCATTCCAGCGGATCATGATCGCTGTCAGCCAGTCGATTTCGGCCGGGAAAATCAAGCTCGGCGACATGAACCAGCTGATGAACAACGGGCTGCCAATCTGGAAGCTTATGTCGGAGGCGATGCACAAGCCCGTCCCGGCTCTGCAAGCGATGATCTCGCACGGGCAGCTGCTGTCGAAGGACGTCCTCCCGGCCCTGCAGAAGCAGATGGAGAAGGACTACGGCGGGGCGATGGCGAGGCAGTCGCAGACCCTCGCCGGGGTTTGGTCGACGTTGAAGGACACCGTCGCTATTGGCCTGGCGAACGCCATCAAGCCGCTGGTGCCGATGATGGAGAACTTCCTGCCGAAGGCCGCGACGGCGGCATCGTCCGCCCTGGCGTGGATGTCGAAAACTGTCGTGACGATGGTCGGCGCGTTCAAGACGGGCGCGGTTACCTCGAAAGGCTTCATGGGGGCCATCGAGAACGTGGGCGCGACGATCGGCAACGTCGTGCAGATTCTCAAAGGCAACCCGATCGCGTCGGAGGCCGAGAACGGGTTCACGCGTGTCGCTGAGCAGCTCAAGGGCATGCTGCCTAAGATCGAGTCGGTCACCCACGCCATCGCTGTGGATCTCGTCAACGCGTTCAAGACCGTTATCCCACTGGTGTCCTCCATCGTTGGATGGTTCACGAGGCACCGCGACGTCACCATCACCCTGCTGGGGGTGATGGCAGCGCTGGTCGCGGTCACGAAGGTGCATGCCGCGGTGCTGGCCGTCGAAGCGGCCGGCGGGCTTGTCAAATACATCGCGCAGATCAACATCGTTCAGGCGGTCACGAAGGTGTGGGCAGCGGTGCAGTGGGTGTTGAACGCCGCGCTGACCGCGAACCCGATCGGTATCGTCGTGGTCGCCCTGGCAGCCCTCGTCGCCGGGCTGATCTTCGCGTGGAAGCATTCGCAGACGTTCCGCGACGTCGTCATCGGGACGTGGAACGGCATCAGGGCTGCCGTCGGGGCGGTCGCCTCGTGGTTCACGAACACGCTGTGGCCCATCATTCGGGCCGTGTGGGACGGTATCGCAGCGGGCGCGATGTGGCTGTGGCACACCCAGATCGAACCTGTGTGGCACGGCATTCAGCGGATCATCCAGGCTGCGTCTGCGATAATCCAGTTGGCCATCGCCCTGGTCGTTGCCTACATCCGCAACGTGCTGGCACCGACATACGTGTGGGTGTGGAAGAACGTCGTCGCCCCCGTGTGGCACGGCATCCAGTCGGCGATCAGCACGGCCGTCAACTTCATCCGCGGGATACTGTCCGCCTGGATGGGCTGGTTCCGCACCGTGATGGCACCCCAGTTCCTATGGCTGTGGCACACGATCATTCAGCCGGTTTGGAACGGCATCAAGGGCACCATCTCCACGGTGGTGTCGTTCCTGCGCGGCATCTTCCAGCAGCTAGGCACCTACATGGAGCATGGCCTGGTCCAGAGCTTCCGTAACACCGTCACCGCCATCGGCAAGATCTGGTCCGGGCTGAAGGCCGTCGCGAAGGCACCTGTCACGTTCGTAGTGAACAGCGTCATCAATCCCCTGATCGGGGGTTTCAACAAGCTGGCGAAGGTCTTCCACACCCCGACGATCGACAAAATCGGGGGCTTCGAGGAGGGCGGCCAGATTCCGGGCGCGCCGTCGAGCCGTGACAACCGGCTGGCCTGGTTGACCAACGGTGCCGGGAAAGTGATCTCCAACATCAAGGTCGCGACCGGCGAGTTCATCGTCAACGCGCGTGACACGGCCAAGGCACTGCCATTACTGCAATGGATCAACGCGGGTATGCGCGGCGGCCCCACTGAGGCTGCGAAGCGGATCGGCCGGCAACCCACCCAGTACCCAGGCGACGGGTCGGAAGGGTGGGCATTCTCGAAGGGCGGCCTCGTCGGCTTCCTTTCCAACGTGTGGGACGCGCTGTCGAACCCGATCAAGGCGATCAAGAGTCCGCTCGAAAGCGCCATGGGTGCGATCCCGGGCGGCGGCCTGTTCAAGCAGGTACTGACCGGGATGGGTCACAAGCTGATCGACGGCCTGTTCAAGTGGGCGACGTCGTGGGGCGGCGGCTCCGGGATCGGTTCCGGGAACATCCAGGCTGCGCAGAACTTCGTGCGGGCGCAGGCCGGCAAGCCTTACGTGTGGGCCTCGGCCGGGCCTGGCGGCTACGACTGCTCCGGTATCGTCTCCGCGGTCTACAACGTGCTCAAAGGGCACAACCCGTACGATCACACCTTCTCCACGGAGTCACTGCCGGGTAAGTGGTTCAACACCAGCGCGAAGATAGGCCCGCTCGTGGCCGGGTGGTCGCACCCCGGGCAGCGGCCGGCGTCGGCGTCGGTGGGGCACATGGCGGGCATGATCGGTGGCCTTCCGTTCGAGTCGACCGGTTCCCGCGGCGTGCACGTCGGGGCGTCCGCCCGGCGCACTACCGAGTTCGCCAACTCGGGTGTAGCACGGGCACGGGGAGGGCTCGTCGAGCTGGCGAAGATCGCCCGCGCGGATTTCGGCTCGGTAACCCTGGCCCGGGGACACAACCTGATCTACAACGGGTTGGGGCGGCCCGAACACCTCAGCGACCCGGGGTCCGCCGGGCAGCCGATGCGTTGGCACCCCGCCGACCTTGAAGCCCTCGGCCGGATCATCGGGCGGGAGATGTCCAACGCGATCGGGGCAGGTAACTACGCTGCAGGGCGACAGACGCGCATCTACACGAGGGGGGGCTAATGGCGTCGATAGTCCAGTTCGTGGATTCCATCGCGTCCAGCCCGACGATCCGGCTGAACCTGAACTCGCTCGCCAGCAGCCTCCTCGTGTCCGACGAAGGTATCGACCTGTCCCCGCCGCCGCTGCGGCGGGCTGTCGTCTCGACGATGCTGAACGACGGCGAGTTCATCCCGGCGGCGGCCTACAGCAATCGTGTCTTGAAGATCCCCGTCAAGGTGATCGCGGCGACCACGGACGCTGCCGCCACTGCGATGCAGAACCTTGCCCGGGAGCTGGCCCGGCCGTCGAACATCCTGAAGGTTCAGCTCGACGGCGCCACCTCCCCAGTGTTTTTCCGCACCTACTCCGCGCCGGACTACACCCTGTCGATGCTGCGGCTGCTGCTGTCCGGTAACACCGTCATGTCGCTAGAGATCCCCGCCGAGCCGTTCGCCCTAGGCTTGAAAGAGGCGATCGCCTCGGTAACGGTCACCGAAGACCCTGCCGCGGGCACGAACCCGATGAGCTGGGATATCACCGGCGTGAAGGGGGACGTGGAGACCCCACTGGTTTTGACGTTCCCCACCGGCAACCTGTACGACGCCGGGAACCCCATCTCGGTCCTGGCGGTCCGCCGGCGCGGCACCGTCGCGAACGTCCCGTTCCTGCTGCAGGCCGAGTCGATGACGTTGGGCACCGACACGACCCTGCCGGGGGCGGATGCGGCCATGTCGGGCAGCGGGTCAAGCTACGCCCGAACCTCGTTCTCGACGGACGCCACCATGGTCCGCCGGGTGTACCTCGCCACCTACCCCACGTCGGCGTCTGTTGACGTCCGCGGGCGCTACCGGGTGTTCGCCCTGCTGCGTCGCTCATCCGCGACCGGCGACATCACCGTGCAGTTGGGGTACACGTCGTCGACGGCGCCTGTGCTGGTGCAGAACGACCCGGTAGCTACCGACGATGTGACCGCGCGCTGCCACGTCGACCTAGGGATCATCACCTTCCCGACGGGGGCAGACCCCGTCATGGACGGGTACTCCAACACGGAGTTGTCGGTGGCCGGCCGCTACATCGAGGTCGCAGCGTCGCGTACCGCCGGCACCTCGACTCTGGACATCGACTACCTGCTGTTCGTGCCGGCGGACGATCAGCTGGCGTTGATCGACTGGGGTGATGCCGCCTCGACCTCGGACAGTTTCGTCATCGACGGCACCCACGAGATGATCTACACGCAGAACGGTTCCGGCCAGGTGTACGGCACCCTGCCGCACGCGCTGGCCGGCGGGTTCCCGACGGTCACCCCGAACGTCACCAACCGGATGTACTGGATCCGAAGGAGTGGGCGGGGAGCCACGGTCACTAAGTCCGAGACGACCGCCATCGTTGCCACCTACTGGCCCCGCTACCTGGTGGTCAGGCCGGCCAGCACATGACGCTTACCGTGCCACTGGCGGTGCGGCTGTCCACAGCCAAGGGCGACGTGCACGTCACCCGGGACCTGCACGACCTCACGTTCCGGTCGACGGCGCCGGGCGGGTTCGCGTCGGCGACCTTCACCCTGTCCCGGCCGCTGGCGTTGCAGCCCGACGAGATCGACCAGTTCGGCGAGGTGTACGTCTACGACCGGCGGGACGGCTCCACGGCGTGGGAGGGGCGCCTGGACGACGCCGGCCGCACGGCGGGAGACGCTGGAGAAATCTGGCAGCTCACCGCGACTGGGCCAGCGGCGCACGCGCTCGACCGCAACATGGCGATCGTCTACGTGGACACCGGCCTGGACGGGTGGTCCACCGGTGGGCCTCCCGGCTCGACAACCTCGGTGAACGTGTCGAGCAACGACAACCAGGCAATCCAGATGTCGCTGACGAACGGCACGACCTTCCAGGCCGGCCTCGCAGGGTTAAGCGTCTACCACCAGGTCGAATACACGGGACAGCAGCTCGCCCGGGTCACCATCGGGTGGGTTGCTGGAATGGCCAGCTCGAACTTCGAGTTCCGGCTGGGCACCTCGCTGGGGGTCGGCGCGACGGTGGCCGTGGACACCGATGCCGCCTCACTCACGCCGGGTGCGCTCACCGGCGCCCGGGGCGGGACCAATGCGATCACGGCCGGACACGACACGGTCCGACTCCGGTTTGCCCGCAACGTGTCGGATTTCACCGCCACCAATGACACCATTTGGGTCCAGTTCACCCCGGTCGTACGCGGCCTACTGAAGGACGCCGGCGGCACCGACATCACCTCCGGGTACACCACTGACACGATCCTCGGGTCGGACGTGGTCAAGGACGTACTCGGCCGGCTCTTGCCGCTGTTCGACGGACCGAACGCCAGTGTTGAGACGACGCTTGCGGCCATCGACCAGCTGTCCTACCCGGACGGGACCACAGCGTCGGCGATCTTCGCCGACCTGATGACCCTCGAACCGGCCTACACATGGGCGGCCTGGGAGCGGAACAGCAACGGCCTGCACCGCTTCGAGTGGACGTCGTGGCCTAGCGAAGTCAGGTATGAGGCGTCCGCTGCGGACGGGTTCAGTTCCCCCTCCTCGGCGAGCGAGCTCTACAACCGCGTGTCTGTGCGCTGGCGCAACAGCGTCGGCGTGGGCCACACGACCTACCTCACGCAGGCGGTCCCCGCGCTCGACGACATCGGGCTGATCCGTGAGGCGTACATCGACCTGTCAGACGAAGTCGGTAGCGCAGCGAACGCGACGCAGGCGGGAACTCAGTTCCTGGCCGAGCACCAGACCCCCGTCAACCAGGGCACCCTGACGATCGCCCGCCCCATCCTCGACCTGGACCGCGGCCGCTACGTCATGCCGTGGGAGGTCAGGCCCGGACACCTGATCAGGGTGCGCAGCGTCATGCCCCGTATCGACGCGTTGAACGCGACCGCACGGGACGGCATCACCGTGTTCAAGATCGCGGCGGCGGAGTACAACGCCGGCTCTGGGGTTGTCTCACTGGAACTCGACTCGTACCCGCTGACGGTGTCCAGGGCGATCGCCGACCTGTCCAAACGACGTATCACGAGAAAGCGATAGCCATGACGGTTCTGGTAGCAGGCATGATCGCGGAGGTGTCCGCGAAAATCATCAGCATCGATTCCGTTGCGGTGACAGCGACGGTGCGGGTGATCGACAACAACGGCACTTTCCTGTCGCCCGCGGTGACGCTGCCTCAGGGGGTGGTCACGCCCGTACAGTTCACGGTCGCGTTGGGCGACGTGTTGGAGCAGGGGGACCCGAACCGCCGAACCGCCGTGGTCCGCTGGGTGGACGCTACCGGGTTCAGCTGGTCCGAGTCTCCGTCCGGGATCCCGGCGCGGGACACGATCGGCTGGAACCGGCTCGGAACGTTCCCCCTGCCGTAGGCTGCCTGTTCCCCGCGGGCATTCCGCGGCAGACTGACGCCTACGCAGAGCCGCAACCAACGCGGCCGAATCGCCCCGTCCGGGGCGAGCTGAAGGAGACGAGAAGTATGGGCAAGCTAACCGCGCAATGGACTCTCGGGCTCGCCGCGCTCGCAGGTGTCCTGGACTGGGTGGCCGGGTTCGGCTGGCACTCACTCACCCCCGCCGAGGCGGCCTGGTGGGTTGCCGCCGTCAACGCTGTCGCGCTCGTGATCGCATCCTGGAAGACACGTCCGATCGCGCCGCAGGTGTGGACGTATGCCGTGTCCGCTCTGGCCGCGCTCGCCGGGGCGTACGGGCTGCACCTCAGCCAGGGCAACGTGTCCGCGTTCTCCACGGCGCTGCTGGCGGTGCTCGCACTGTTCACGCATGGGCAGGTCTCGCCGGCCGCAGACATTCACTCCGGTGCCGTAGTCAACGGCCGGCGTGTCAACTAGCCTGACAACTGCCTGATTCCTTACGGCACGGAACCCTCGGCAGCGCTCTTGCCGAGGGTTCCGTGCGTTCGTCAGCTGTCAGTACCAGATGAGTTCTTTCTGGGCGAAGTCCCAGACGATCTCACCGCTTTTGACGGAACCGGACATTGTCCACTACACCCCCTTCCCTGGCTGGTCTGGCGGTCCGGGTAGGTCCGGACCTGGTCTTTGTCCGCTTTCGGACTGCGGCACTGGCGGCACTGGCTGGCCCTGCCCGTGGCCTGCGCACGGTCTCGACCGAAATGATCCGCAGGCTTCACTTCCCGGCACTTCGAACACGGCCGGGAGGGCTCCTCCGCCGGAATGTACGACGGGAGCGTCCACAGATACGAGGCCCACTGACCGGAACGGGCCAGGTCGCCATCCGCGTACATCCAGGACAACACGCGGGCGATGTGCTTGTTCGAGTAGCCGCCCAAGACGACGGTGATTTCGCGGGCGGTCGTTGGCCGGGTCAAACTACCCACGAAGTCGAGGATCAGCTTGCGCAGATGCTGGGGAACGTGTCGGTGCCCGTTATAGCTCAGCGCCCCGTTCCACTCCACGCCGCGGCGGACACCGCGGATGACACCCGGCGGGGTGTGCTTGCCGTAGCGGGAACGCTCACCGAAAGCCCACTGGTTACGGCTCATCCCGACTGCCCCTACTTCCAGGCCCGGCGGTGGGCTTCGTGCGCCCGGCTGATCGCCTTGCGCATCACCTCGTCAAGCGGCGGCACTTCGCGGTCGAGCAAGACCGCGAGGGCATGCAGATCAAGAGCGCCCTCGATCTCTCCGAGACCTTCCAGCAGTGCCAGCCGACCCCGTTCGGCCCGCGCTCCACTCTCCCTTAGGTGGTGCATCGTGCTGGCCGGTCCATGCTCCACATTCATCGACTGAACCTCCTCCAGGCGTGGCGCATCTCGTCTCGTGCGCTTTTCGGTTTACTAGTCAGGTGCCATCCCTGGCACTTTGGGCAGCGGTAGGCGGAGCCCTTCCGCTCGCGCTGGCGTTTGCCCATCCAGGCGAGCGCCCTCCAGGCGTCGTCTGCGGTCGGGTAGCTGATCTTCCCCTCGTCGGCACACCATTCCCGGAGGGCCATCAGCGGTGCCTCCACCCGTCGGCGTCGGGGCAGGTGACGAAGTGGGAGGTTCGTAGCTGCTGCTCATCGTTCGGATCCGTACTGAACGCTGCGGCTGCGGCCTCCGCGGTGAGGACCGTCGCCCGGACGAAGCCCTGGCGCAACTCCAACATGATGTTTCCCGCGTAGGAAGGGTAGGCATCGATGGGCATCGCGCGGCCGTGGATTGTGCGAGCCCAGATGATTGCCGCGCTGCACGAGTTGCAGTGCCGGATGTGGGCTGTCAGGTCCGGCCCGTCAGGCATGGCGAACATGACGTTCTCCTCTCAGGATCGGGCCAGGGGTCGGCCTTCATCTGGCAGTGAGGGGGATGTACGCCAAGTGTAACGCGTGGCGCGGGAATCCTGTTCCCGGAGGGCGGCAGCCGAAGCGGCACCTAAAAGCCAGTCGTGCAAACAGCAAGAGGGACATCGTTGGCGCGAGCCCCCGACGTGGCAACTGAGCTTGGCACCTAGGATGGTGATATGCGGGCGGGCGCTACCCCCGTGGCGCTGTCCGGAACGCCGGCCCCCCTGTGCCCCCCACGGGAGGGTCGGCGGCCCGCTTTCACTCCCAGGTCTCCACAGGACCGCCCGCATGATCGCCTAGGCGGCGCCGACGGGCGTCAGCGTCAGCGCGCCGCCGGGCGTCAACTTTGTCCATCCACCGGATCGCCTCGCCCCCATGCGTGCGGTGAGCCTCGGTCGCTTGGCGATACTCCTCATTCTCCTCGGCCAACCGGGCGCGGTAGCCAGCCTGGTAACCGGCCGCGTAGCTCAGCGGGTCCGGGTCCGACCCGCGCATCCAGCGGCGATCCTGCGCGATGAACCAGACGAGCTGCTCGCCCGTGAACGTCGCGCCAGGTATGGCGAGCGCCGCGACCAAACGGTCCGCGGCGCTCTGAGTACTCAAGTCGGCAGTCACGCGTCGAATGTTACAACCGGGCGGCAGCGAAACCGACCGCGAACAGCACGACGAGGGTCAGCAGAGCGACGATGATCGGGTGACGCATCGCGGTCTGCAGCCCCTTCCGAATTCCCAACAGGGTGTCCTCCACGGGCTGGATCATGCACTGCAGGTAGGCGCGACCGATCACGGAAGCCACCGTCAACAGCCAACGCCCCCAGTAGTGGGCATCCCGGCGGCTTCCACCAAGCTGCGGCAGGCCGGTGGTCGTCTCGTCTCGTGCCCGCGTAATCCATTCCTCGTCGAGGTGGCTTTCGGTGGCTTCACGGATGAGCGCGCCATGACGGGCAAGCCAGTCGGTGTCGGTCTCGAAGGGGTCCTCGATCATTGCGCGGCTCCGCTCTTGTAAAGAACCTTGTTGACGAGGGTGCCAGGCTTTGCCGACCGGATCCGGCGGATCTCCTCCGCATGCGCAAGTTCCTCCGTGTCGTACCAGTCGACCCGGTCCGGCTCCTCGGTGCGTTGCGCGGTCACGGTCAGCTTGAACCACGTGGCTCGTCGGTGCGATTGCATGATCCGCTGGTGCGGGTTGAAGCCGTACCCGATGTACCTGCGGCCGTCGGTCAGGTCGATCTCGTAGGTGGCGCAGGGTCGGCGGGCGCCCGGGTGCACCACGGCAACCGGGCGCGGGGCCGTGAGCGTACGCGCGATCGCGAGCAGTGTCAGGCTGGCGACGAACGCGAGGATGATGAACAGCGCAGGCCCGATCATGACGAGGTTCCCCCCTGCCATTGCCACAGCTGGCCTTTTCCGTCCACCTGGCCGACATATCTCCAGGACTGCACGGCGTCGCCGATGATCACGGGCGTGTCGCCTTCGAACGGGGGCGGCCGGCGCGGCACGACGAGGTGCGCATGGTCGCCACCCGTGAACCGCTCGACTGGCAGATCCCACCACGGCTCAGGTTCGATCACGTCCAGAGCGCGGGCCGGCAGGACTACGGGAAGGTTGATCCGGGGAAGTACGTACACGACGATCAGTCCCCTACCCGTGCATTTCCATCCCGCATCCAGGATATCCGGCAGGGATGCGCCGCAGGCTTGTGGCGTCATGAGAACGGGCTCCACAGGGCAAGCCAGGCCATCCCGGAACCGACCACCATCAGGGTCGCGTAGGCCCAACCCAGCTGCAGGCGGCCGGGCGCGCCCCCGATGGCCTTCGCGAGCATGCGCCGCCTCGACGACAGCGCCGACAGGGCTGGGACGGCTAGCGCCGCCGCCCCGCCGGCGGCCAGCGCTAGCGCCAGCGAACCCAACACCCAATGCGGGATCTTCACCCAACCCAGGTACGCCAGGCCGATCAGCCCGGCCCACAGGGCGAGCTTCGACAGCCACGGACCGAACACGATCAGCGCGGCGTACTTACGGCCGTAATGCCGGTACGCACTGCGCTCCAGTTCGCGACGTTTCTCTGCACGGCTCAGGCCCGGCATCGTCCGTCCCCTCTCCTTTTACTCGGTGTCGGTACCGGGCGCCTTGAGAAGCGCCCGAACCTCTGACTCGCGGAACCGGCGATGACCGCCCGGTGTGCGGATGGAGCCGATCCGCCCGACCTTCGCCCACCGAGTCACCGTCTTCGGGTCCACCCGAAACAGTGCGGCAACCTCGCCCGGAGTCATCAGCCGTTCGTCCTTCGGATGCATGAGGTCACGCGCCGATCGACAGCCCGGAGCCGCGCTGCTGACGCTCACGCGCCGCCCGCACCTGCCGGATCACCTCGAACACCTGCGCCTGCATCTGCTTGTCGGCGACGGTGAACATGCGGGCCATGTTCGACGCTTCCGACGCGATCGCTCTCAACGGCTTCGTCGCTTTCGCGGCGGCGGCGCGCGCCGACGACCCCCACGAGATCGGGCCGATGGAGGTCTGCCCGTCGATGCCCTCGTTACGCATCATCTCGGCCAGGTCCGCGGCCAGCGCCGCGGTGTAGCTGTCCATCCAACGGGCGAACCCGTCGAACTGGGCGCGGCCGGCGTTGCACCATTCGGTCGCCGAGACGTCGCCCCTGATGACGATCGTCTTCGGGGGGAAGATGAGGATGGGACCGGCGCCTGCCGCTGCTGTGTTGCTCGTAGCCATGATCAGTTCCCTTCGGGGCGGTGCGGACGGGGGCGCTGGTACGACTCGTCGAGTTCGCCCAAGATCTCGAACTCACCGCGGCCTGTCCGGGTCACGCCCAAGCCGCCCGGCGCGGTACGGGAGCCCGTCGACAGGGCCTCCAGTCGGCGGGAACAGGTCGACGGGTCGAAGTAGCACCGCATCGCCTCCAACACGTCCGAGTTGGTGAACGTCGTCTTGCCGGTCCGCTTGAACAGCACGATCACGTGGTCCAGCTCCCGCTCCACGGCGTCGGACTCCCAGACCGGCTTCGCGTGCTCGAACGTCATCTCCGGGCCGTCGCGGACCGGCAGTTCCATCGACGGGTTCGCCTGCTGGAAGTCGTCCCACTGGTCATCGTCCAGCAGGCTCCGCGGGTCGATAGGCCGGGCGATCCCGGCCTCCTCGTCAGTTCCCTGTGCGGTGGCTCGCATGTCCTCGTCATCCTCCTGATCATCTTGGTCGCCCACCGGACCGAGTCGGTCGGTGGAAGTCATGTTGCCGCCCGGCCCTGCCTGCGGCGCGGGGAGCTGCACTCCGTTGCTCGTCAAGATCCGACGGGCTTCCGCCATCTCGTCGGGGGTGCTCGCCACGGACCCGTCGACAACCGCGGTCAGCACCCGCTGAACGAAGTCCGGGCCGACCTGCGTGCGCCGCCCATGCTCGGGTAGCTCATCGTCGCGCGCGGGTGGCTGCCAGCCGGGCAGCAGCCGGGCCGGGTTGCACTGCCGATACGAGTCGCCCATGGCGTCGATCGCACCCCGACTGAAACCCATCGGCTGGAACGTGACCCCCCTGTATTTCAATACGGACGCGCGTAGCCGACCGGGGGACGTCCGGAACTCCCGGGCCAGGGTCGCGCAGTGGCGCAGGTCAACACCCGGCGCCCGGTCCAGGTAGTGCAACCCCGGCGAACGCAGACGCTTCGGGTCAGCACCAGCGTCCATCGTCTCCGCCGACAGGGTGAAGCCGTCGCTGTAGTTGTCGCCGATCGCGTACGTCTTCCACGCGCCGATCGAACCCCGCACCAGGGCCGGCACCTCCGCGGCGGACGCCCGGGGGGTCGCCGCGAGAAGGAAGATCCCCAGCGACCGGCCGCGGGCGGACAGCCACTCCCAGTTGGTTCCCTGGATCGCGGTGTCCGCCTCATCGACGATCACCAGGACGGCGGCCTCACCGGTTTGCTGGGCAAGCTCGGCGGTCCACTTACGCCCCTGCTCACTGTCGAGGTCGGTCCCGAGCGCGGCGGACAGGGCCACCTGGCCGAACAGTTTCACCCGGTACTCGGCGAGCTTGCGCAGCGCCAGCGTGAACGCTTTGGCCGAGCTGTCGTTGCCTGCCATGCCAAGCATGTCGAGGCACCACCCGGCGTTCTGTTCGATCTTCGCCCGGTCCAGCCAGCACACGATCGCGTCGCAGCGGGTCAGTGCCTCCCGGGCAGTGTTGTTGATCCCGCCGGACTTTCCGGACCCGGTCGTGCCGGCCGCGCCCAGGAACGTGTCCATCTCCGATGCGAAATCGGTGTGCGGGGAGCGAAGCGAGGATGCGAACGAAAACCACTCCCATTCGCCGGTCTCGTAGTACCCGGTGCGAAGCGGGTATGCGAACGACATGCCCGGATGCGAAGGACCCGGGTCCTCCCACCAGTCGCGAAACACGTCGACCAGCGAGAGGCGAACGAGCGAAGATCCGGCCCGACCCGAAGCAACGTCCGTCACGGTCGTTCGCCCCGCGACAGCGTCCATCGCCGACTCCAGCTTTTTCGCAGCGGCCTGCACGTCGCTTCGCGTTTCGCCCGGCCCGTGGTCGATCTCGATCTCGATCCCCGTCGGCGTCGGCGTGATCTTTCGCGGATGCGAACTGCGAAGCCCGATCACTTCGCCCCAGTAGTTCTTCGCATCGTTGTTCGCAGCCGCACTGCGAAGCGAATCGATGCGGTACAGCACCCACGACAGTGCGAACAGAAGCGAACCGAACGCGTGTACGACAAGCCACGGGGGTGTCGTCCACAGGCCGTACGCGGTCGTGAACGCCGATGCGTAGCCCCACGCGAGGCTGGTGATCGTGACGTGGACGTACACCCACGGGACTCGCTTGCTGACGTTGCGGCCGATGCCGTAGGAGACCACAGCGACAAGGCTGCCCGTAACGCACCAGCCGATGACCACCATCCCCAGGTAGCCGACCCAGAGCTTGCAGAACCCCCAGGAGATCAGCTCGACCCCGGGCACGACGACGAACGTCATCAGGAAGGGTGCCAGGAACGGCACGAAACGGTCGCGCACCGGGATCCGGCGCTCGTGCATTTGCTCATGCTGGTAGCCCATCCGGCCGCTACCACGGCCGCCGCCGCCCACGTAGTTCTGGTCAGTGCTCACGTCCACTCGCCCCCTTCCTGCTCACCGGCTGTGACTCTTTCACCAATATCAACTCTCTTGCATTCGGTCAGACGCGCCTCTTGCAGGCATCCCCTTTGGGCCGACATGCCCTCCAACATCACCCTGCATCTCACGGCCAGGCGTCCCGATTTCCTTAGGGGAGAAAGCGGCCTCGCCGGCAATTGCAGGCCGCTGCATCTCACTAGATCCAGAGTTACGCTGCGTACGGTGATGGTCCTTCACCCAGCCCTGTACGGCCCGCGGAGTAACACCCAGCTCGGCTGCGATCAGAGCCGCCGGCTCACCAGCGAGCCGACGCTTCACGGCCAGCTCACGGACCAGGTTGGCCGGCCGGGACGCGCCGCGGCCTGACGAGATGGGCGGGGCCTGCGCCGCCCGGTCCGGGCGGGACGGCGGGGCGGTCACCGGGGCGCGACCTGCGGCCTGCTCCTCGGCGCTGGCGACGTGCCTGCCATGGGCCTCGATCGCTGCGTCACGCCACCCCCGGTCAGGCCGGACCGGCCTGTACCCCTGGTCGTCTGACTCGTCGATGTGCCTCGCCGCGATGATCAGCGAGTGCATGGCAGCCGCGAGCAGCGCGGCCGGTACCAGCGCGGCGACCGACACCCCCGTGTGTTCGCCCGTGGCCCTCCACCGCTCGAACGACCAGGCGGCGCCGATCTGCGTCGCAATGCCCAGCCCCAACACCGACCAGACGTACGCGCGAACGCGAAGGTGCGCGAAGCGAAGTAGGTAGCTGATAACCATCAGCGTCACGATGTACAGGTCGTTCGCTACGGGCACTGCGAACGAAAGCGCGACGGGCAGCTTAAGTACCTGTCGTGCGAAGCCGTATGCGAACCACGCCTGTATCGCGAAGGCTGCGAACGCCGAAGCGGCTACGAAGCCGATGACCGTTCGCATGAGGCGTCGCGAACGTTCGCTCCTCACTGGGCGCGAACGTTCGTTCGTTTTCGTGTCGGCAGACATGCATGCGAACGTAGCACGCGTTGTCCGGTTCCGGCACGCGTGTTCGCTGCTGGGTGCGAACGGCGCACGTTCGCCCCTCGTGCGAAGTTCGCATGCGAACGCGAAGCGGCCCCCCGTTCGCATGCGAACGGGGGCCGGGATGTCTGGATCTTCGCTAGCGAACCCGCGAGGCGTTCGCATCGCGGTTCGCACGGTTCGCAGCGGCAGCCGCCTTCAGCGCGCCGGCGATCGTGTCAGCATCGTCGTCCGACATGGTGGTCACGTCGGCGTCTCCGTACTTCCCGGAGTGGATCAGTCGGACGCGACCGTTCTCGACGACGATCTCCGCGGCGGACGACGGGCTCAGCTGGATGGTCTGCGGCTCGAACATGATCGGGTCTCCCTTGGGGTGGTGTCGGTGGATCGTGCTCAGCGGATGTAGCCGTCGGTGGTGTCGCACCCGTCAACAGAGTCGACCTCGGTGCGCAGCTTCAGGGAGGTGACGTACTCACCGATGTTCCACTTCGCAGAGGCGGCTCCACCGTGGGTGGTGACGGTGGCGGCGGCCCGGATCTTGCCCTGGTCGTCGAGCGTCTCGTAAGCGACGGCGCGGCTACCGCCGGCAGGGTCGGTGATGGTGATCGTGATCGGCCACGTGTGGTTGTTCAGCGGCCCGCGGATGGTGCTGGTCGTGATCGCGTAGTCCGCGGCCGGGCAGTTCAGCGGGGCGGGGGGCGCGCAGGCGGTGAGCGCGGTAGCGGAGATGACTGCTGCGGCAGTGATCAGGTTGCGGATCATGATTCCCTCCCTGGAAATCCCATGTGCCCGTGTGTGCCTTACGTAAAGGGACTATACGCTGTCACGCGTCGCGTGGGAAGATTGGCGCCAAGATTTTCCAATATGGTCTCTGACCTGCGGAAACGCGTCACAGAAAAGAGATAGAAGAATCTTGGCGAAACCCCTTGACGCTGTCACGCGTGACGTGGGATAGTTCTTCTCGTAAGGCAAGCAAGGCAAAAACAACTCCACAGAGGTAACCCAGGGAGGGGTTCACGATGATCGAAACGATCGCCGCTTACGTCCTGGACGACAAGGGGATCACCCTTGCGACTTGGGTGCTCAGCGTGGTAACCGCGCTGGACGCCAAGGTCGGGGTCCGGATCTACACCCGGCTAACGGTCCTGATCAGGATCCTCACTCCGAAGGTCGGCAAGCCGGTTGACCCGGTTGACCTTCCGGAACCCGCCACCGAGCCACACCGGCGCACCTTGAACGCCGGTCACTTCGGAGACGAGTAGGGAGCACGCCGGGGGCAACCCGCCCCCGGCCTCACCCCGGGAGACCTCAAAACGCCCCCCCGACGGTGTAGGGCCGGTTCGATTCCGGTCCCGGGTACGAGGCCAGCCCTGGCCGATCTTGAGAGGAGAACGTCATGTTCCTGCTGAACCTGTTCGTCGCTGCCGTTGTCAAGGTCAGCGGCAGCTACGTGAACTACCGGATCGGCCGGATCACTCGCAAGGCGCGTCGGGCTGGCCGCATCGCCTGATGGTGAAGGGCGGGTTCGATTCCCGCCCCAGGCACTCCGCAAGATCTGCCACAACCCAAGGAGGGGTTCCAGATGGTCGAACTACTGCTCACCGCGCTAGCCCTGGTCACCGCCGGCACGCTCGCCCCGTTCATCGCCCGAGCTAGCGACCGCAAGGTTCGGCGTGACGTCGCCGACTACCGGGCTCGGCGGAACGCCTGATGGACATCATCGCCGAGGAAGGCGCGGCGCTGGCCGTCGAGGAGAACATGTTCTCCCGGCCCGAGTCGCAGCGGGTCCACCCGATCCGCGACACCGACCAGATCGAGGCGTTCCAGGCCATGGTGCACGCACTCGACGAGTGGCCGCTGAACGAGCAGATCACCGGATGGGACGTGCGGATGCTGGCAATGCAGGGCCGGTACGACGCGCAGACCCGCTACCTGAACCACCTCGCAAACTTCTGATCTTGCAGCCCGGCTGGCAGGCACCCCGGTTCGAGCCCGGGGCGGGCACGTAAAGCGCAACCACCGACCCATGGAGGGGACATGCGCCACGTCAGCTATTCGTTCAAAGCGTTCGACGAGCCCGAGGCTCTGATCTTGGCAGCGCGGCAGGCGCTGAAGGACGTCACCTACGACACGATGGTCGGGCGGGGCCTGTCCGGGGCGCTAGTCGTCCCGATCCTCGCCAGGGCACTCGGGAAGAAGTGGGCGATCGTCCGTAAGCCCGGCGACGGGAGCCACTCGACCAGCAGGTTCGAGGGCGAGATCGGCCGCCGCTGGATCTTCGTGGACGACTTCATCGCGAGCGGCAACACGTACTTCCGAACGGAAGAGGTCGTCCTCGCCGAAGGTGTCGCTAACGGGGAGCGGCCGCAGCTGGTAGGCGCCTACCTGTACGGCACCGACATGGGGGCGCCGCACCCGGCTGGCGTGTTCGTTCCCGCGGAGGGCGGCGCAGCCACCCTGCCCGGCCGTTAGCCGCTACCGCCTGACCGGCAGGCACCGGGGTTCGAGCCCCCGGCAGGCACGAGGCCCGGCAACGGGCCGGGCCTCCACAACTGAATAGGGGATCTTGAAATGTTCCATCCGCACAACGCACGAAGTGACCGCTACCCGGTCCTTCGAGAGCTCACCACTGACGGGCCACACGTCTCCCACGAGGTGACGCCGTTCTGTCAGGTCAACGACGACAGGGTGTGTGAGACCGCCTGGCATATCCACGCCGGCCCGATCCGCCGGGCCTTCCATGGAGGGGATCTTGAAATGGCGAACGTTGTAGCGTGCCAGAACTGTCAAGGCAATGGCACCGTGCAGGTCAACAAGATTGTCAAGGGCAAGTCCGTCTGGACGACGGAGACCTGTCGCGCCTGCGGCGGCTCCGGGAAGGTCAACAAGAAGCTGATCTAGCGGCATCGCCTGTAACGCGCAGCACGGGAATGACTGTCACGCGCCGCGCGTTACAGTGGCAGGAAGCCGACACAGATCCAGGAGGGATCACCCGATGTTGAAAGCCTCGCGCAAAGCCCGCAAGGCGCTGTACGTGAACCTCATCGACTCGCTGAGCTGGCCGGACTTGGAGGAGTACGCGTTCGAGCGTTGGACCACCTACGACGTCGCCACGCGCAAACCGTGCATCACCTCGACGCCGGAACACTTCGCCTTCAACTCGTGAACGACACCCCCGGAACCGTGATGGTCACGGCCCGCTCACCGGTTCGATTCCGGCCGGGGGTGCGATCCGACCCGAGCCGGCGCAAGCAGTGAAGGAGAACCGATGAGCAGCGACGACATCGACCGGCAGGTGACCGAGCACCTAGCCCGGCTGATCCGCAGGAACGAAGCGCCGGAGTCGATCGGAGAGATTGCCGACCAACTCGCGCTGAGCGTGACCCGAGTTCGACCCTCGATCAGGCGACTCGTCGGCTTCGGCGAGGTCCGCGAGGCGGGCTCGACCTACTCAGGGGCGAAGACGTGGACGCTGACCACGGACACGCGAGGGGCCTGAGCCCCGGTCCAAAGGAGGGATCTTGATATGGGCTTCATCGTCCGATACGACAACGCGACCGACCCGGCGCCGGTGGAACTCGCGTTCGGCAACGCGGTCGACGCCAAACAGTGGGCCGACGACAACACGGAGAAAGGCCCGGAGGTCTTCGAGACCTCCGAACGGCTGGTCTACAAGCCAGAGATGGTCTCCAAAGGGGGCGCGCAACGCGAAGCCCTCGCCCTGGTGCTGGCCGTACTGGACGGCTGGATCAAGGGACAGCGGGCGAACCATGACGCGCTGGACCACGGCACGCACAGGCTCAGCGAGGAGTGCTGGAACACCTGGAACTCGGCCGACCTCCGTTCCATGGTCAACGATGCCGCCCTGGAATTGAACCTCGGGCCGCTGGTGTATGCCGGAAAGGACCACCGAAAATGAGGACTGGAACGTACAGCGGGCTCCGCTCCGAAGTCACCGCGACGGTGAAAGGGAGAGACGGAAGGCGGATCCATCTAGGCATTGCAGGCTCCGGAGCGTTGAGGGTGCCTGGCCGGGACGCCTACTTCGTGCCCGTGGCTGCCACCGTCACCACCACCCCGAACGGGCGCGGCGCGTACGCGGTGGTGGTGATCGGATACGAGCAGCGGCCGGCCAGCGGCAGTCGCCCGGCGCGGCTCACCCGCACACGCTGCTGGCGGATGTGGGACTTCGACGCGCTGCATTCCTCGTCGGGTCGGCTACCCGCCTCTGTCGATGCCGCCGTCAAGGCGGCCCTGAACCGCTGAACCCCAAGGAGGGGATCATGCAACACAAGCTACTGAGGGTCGGGGCCGAGTACCTCGTCAACCGGGCTGCCGACTGGCGTAAGTACGACAGCGGATCGCGGCGGGTGCGGCTACTGTCTACCAACCGGTTCGTCGAAAGCCAGCGCGGCGTCTGGTCGATGAAGCCTTACACCTACACGGCGTCGAGCCAAGGCCGCCACGTTCGCGTGGTGTTCCTCGACCCCGAAACGGGGATCGCGATGGAGTCCCTATCCGGGGACCGCTACGTCGACATCCGGCACATCCGCGGGACCTGGCAAGAGGCCCGCACGGAGCAGGCCGAAACCCGGCGGAGCGAGGATGCCGCGCGGGAGGCTCACCTTGAGCGCCGAATCGTAGCGGAAAAGGCCGCGGAGACTCTGCAGGAGCAGGCGCTACGTCTCGGCGTCAGCGTCAACGTCACGTGGACTGGCCGGAACCAGCTGTCCCCCGAACGGTCGTTCGTCTTGACCAGCGAGGAACTGCGGAAGCTGCTGGGTCGGCTGGCTGATGTGTCGGCTGGGCGCGCAACCGATCCGACTTCTCGCACGGATGGGACCTGACCTGCATTGTTTCGCGCCAGACGAGGGAAGCACCGTCACGTCTGGCGCGTTACATTGAAGGTCAGCACAGAGGAGAGGAGGCGTCGTGACGGATGCAACAACCAGGGCTCGCACCGAGCCCCGCAGTACGGCTTCCGCGCGTATCGCCGAGCGAATCCGCGCATTGATGGCCCGCGAGGGGATCGATCGTAACCAGCTCGCCGACCGGATCGAGCGGCAGACGGGTAAGCGCCCGGGTCGGCAGTGGCTGTCCCGGACGCTGTCCGGGGGTTCGCACTTCACCGTTCAGGTTCCGTCGGAGGTGCCGAACGATCTGCTTCGCCAGGTCGCCTCCGCGATTGATGCGGAGCGCGGGGCGGAGCTGGCCGTCGAACTGGCGAAGCTCACCGCCGACGAGTGAGAGGGGCCGGGGTGCAGGCCCGGCCCCTCTCAGTTTTCACCTTGATCCATGGAGGGATCTTGCAATGAGGATCATCAGGCGCCTTCCCACCGTCCGGGAGCAGGACGACCGGCTGTGGCGCGAAGAGGAGAAGTGGACGCGCGAAGTGATGCGCGAACTCGGCCGGCTCGGCTTCGACTACGGCCCCATCCAGACGATCGAGCGGGGCGACGAGCCCGGCGACAACGCCGTGGTCCGGCTGTACCTGAAGGACGTCGGGGCGCGGCGGATCACTGTTGTACTGCGCGTGCGCGCGGACGGGCGCATCACCCGGGTCGGTAGCGGCGGCAACTCGTGGACCGCCCGGCAGGCCGCCCTGTGGCTGCATAAGCGGTCACCCCGGACGAAGAAATACCTGTGACCTACGCGGAATGGTTGTCACGCGCGACGCGTTACACTAGGCGGTAGGGTTTACTGCCGCAAAGATCCAGGAGGGATCGCCCCCATGCAGTCGCTTTCTGAGCGCAACATCAGCTTCTCCCAGCTCCGCGAAACGCTCTCCGAGCTGGAAGCCCGCAAGGTTGACATCGTGCGACTGGCCACCGACCTGCACGTCACCGGCAAGGGCCTGATCGAAGTCACGGAGCAGATCCCCGGCAGCACCGACACGCTGACCCGGGCGTTCGAGCCGAACGACGTATTCATCGAGCAGGTCGCCAACGCGCTGAAGATCGGCATCCCGTTCGCGCGGCGCATGTTCGCCGAACGGCCCGACGTTGCCGCTGACATGGTCAACGGTCTGTGGCACGGCCGCAGCCCCGACGGCTTCAGCGCGGGCTACCCGGCGGACGCCCGCAGCTTCCTGTTCCGTGGGTACGCGGAGGCCGACGGCGCGGCCCCGACCGCGCGGGCACTGCTGTCCTCGAAGTACCGGGTCATGGACAACTACGACGTGCTGACTGCCGCACTGGAAGGCATGTCCGGGGTGCCCGGACTGGAGGGCAAGGTCACGGTCTCGTCGGCGGACCTGTCCGACCGCCACATGTTCGTCAACTTCATGGCACCCCAGGTTGCCGTGTCCGCGAAGGCGCTACTGGAGCAGTACCGTTCCCCGTTCAACTCCCCGGGCGTCACCCGGGCCGGCATGTTCGAGAACTTTGACCGGGTCGCCGACATGATGAGCCGCTACGGCGGTGACGGCGAGACCCTGTGGGCCGGGTTCAAGCTGAAGAACTCCGAGGTCGGCGACGGCATGTTCAAGATTGTCCCCTACGCCAAATTCCGGGTGTGCTTCAACGGGCTGGCGATCGAGTCCGACGCCATCGGTCAGGTGCACCTTGGCGGTCGGCTGGAGCAGGGGACGATCAACTGGTCCGACGAAACCCAGCAGGCCCAACGCGCACTGATCAAGGCGAAGACGAAGGACGCTGTCGGCCAGTTCCTGTCGCCGCAGTACTGGCAGGAGCAGGTCGGCAAGCTCGCCGCGAAGGCCGGCCGGACCATCACCGACGGGGCGGCCACGATCGAGCGGGTTGGTAAGGCGCTGAACTTCACCGAGAAGGAGCGCGAGGACATCTGGTCACACTTCCTTCTCGGCGGTCAGCACACCTCCGGTGGCGTGCTGAACGCGGTCACCTCCGTAGCGCAGACCGTCGCGAGCGCGGAACGCGCTGACGCACTGGAGGCGGCAGCCGTCAAGGTTCTCGACCTGGTTTAGCGGGGGTCCACCCGGGCGGGTTTCTAACTGCTTACCGCCCGGGTGGTCTGCGATCCGGCGTTCGCTTCCCGGCCGGTCTCCGCGAAACGGGAAGCACTAGGGCTGGGGGGCTGGCGCCCCCGTTGGGTCTTCTTCAGACCTTCACTCGCGGGTTCGATCCCCGCCCGGTCCACGCACGACCCCCGGCCCCTCTTGGTCGGATGACCGGGGGATCTCAACCGGGAGCCGGACCGGGTGCTAAACCGGCGGGGCGGCCGGCCAGCGGCCGGTCAAGGTTTTCCCGACGCGCTGTCCCGGCCGCCCAACTCTTCTAACCCCCCGAAAGGTTCTCGCCATGTGGTGGAGTCCACGTATCACGACGGATGCGGTTGCCGGCGCCGGACGCGCACAGCGCCAGCGGGCGCAGCAGCAGGGGTCGCCGGAACGGCTGGCTGTCGCGAAGGAACGACGCCGGGTACGCGCTAGCAGGCAGGTCAAAATCAGCGACCCGAAGTAGGGGCCTCGAAAGGCACACAGCACCCAAGGATAGGAGCGAAACAACGTGCCGAAGATCCAGTACGAGCCGAACACGATGCGGCCAGCCCAGCTGGCCGTGGCGGAGCAAGCGGCGACCATTGCGCGGGAGTACTCCACGGCTGGCTACAGCCTGACCCTGCGCCAGCTCTACTACCAGTTCGTCGCCCGCGGCCTCACCGCGGACTGGCCGACCGGACACAACACTGAACGCTCGTATAAGCGGCTCGGGTCGATCGTCGACAAGGCCCGGATGTGCGGACTGATCGACTGGTTCCACATCGAGGACCGGACTCGCGGTGAGCACATCAGCCCCCACTGGGAGACCCCCGGCGACATTATCAACAGTGCTCGCGCCAGCTACTCCGTGGACAAATGGCAGGAGCAGCCCGAGCGGGTAGCCGTGTGGGTGGAGAAGGAGGCCCTCGCCGGCGTCATCGGCGGGGTCGCGGAGGGCCTGGACACGCCATACATGGCGTGTCGTGGCTACATGTCCTCCTCAGCTCTGTGGAGGGCCGCCCGTCGGCTCGGCTGGATCGTCTCGGACGGCACCCGGGTCACCGTGCTGCACTTGGGTGACCATGACCCGTCGGGCATCGACATGTCGCGGGACAACGAGGATCGCCTCCGGACGATCATCGCCGAGGATCACGGCATATTGGCTGAGCGGCGGCTGAGCTTCGAACGGATCGCCCTGAACCGCGACCAGATCGACGAGTACAACCCGCCCCCGAATCCGGCGAAGATGAGCGACAGCCGGGCGCAAAGCTACGCGGAGGAGCACGGCTACGAGTCGTGGGAGTTGGACGCGTTGCCGCCGGATGCGCTGGCCGAACTGGTGCGCGGCAAGATCGAAGAACACCTCGACCGGGACCTGTACGAGGAGTGGGTTGCCCGAGAGGCCGGGGAGCGCCAGCAGCTGCGGCGCGTCTCCGACAACTGGGCCGAGATCGCAAGCTACGCCGACGAACGCTTCGGCGAGGGGTGAGCGACGTGAATCGTCCATACCTCTCCGGTGGCCACAACTTCGCTAAGGACAGCGGGTTCAGCCTGATGGAACCCACCGAGACGGCGAAGTTGCGCCTACGCCACCTGATCAGTGCGCACCCCGAAGAGATGCTCGAATGGGTCGCGTCGGCACACCACCTGACACGTGTCATTGAGCAAATGACCCTGGCCGATGGTGCCTTCAACCTGCCCATGAACCATGAACTCGTGCAGGCCGAGGCCCGCTACGACCGCGCTCGGGCGACCGCTCAGGCGCTCATCGAGTCCTATCAGGAAAGGTTCTGACCCCATGTTCTTACATCTGCCGGACAATGCATGGCCCCGCATCGTGGACGCCAAAGCGTCCGACGGCTACATGTCCGACCTGCTGGGCGGTGTAGCCGTCCGGGTCGGATTGAGCCGAAACTTCGGGGTGTACGTCCGGGAGGACAGCCGTCCGATGCCGCTGAACGTCCCGGCAAGCTACCTCGCAACGGTGGTGTCCCGGAGTCCGGTGCCGATCTGTGGACCTGCCGTGCTGGTCGCGCTGGACACCGAAGCGATCATGCTGGAAGGGGATGCGGTCACCGCCGGGCGGCCTCGGACGACCTGCCTCAGCCGGGCGAGCCACGTCGAGGCGAGTACCGCGGCGACCCTTCTCCGGGCGGCCGAGGACGCCATGTGGGCGGACCTACGCAACGACAAGCAGCTCGACGACGACGACCAGATCCTCTGCCAGGAACACCGCGGCGAGCTGATCCGCACCATATTGGGCATCCTGCGCATGTTGCGGGAAACCCTGCCGGCGGACTGGCCGGGCGACCAATACGAGCGTGTCGACACGGATGGTGGCAACACCACAGCGGCAGTGTCCGACCCCCGTTTCATCATCTGAGATGTTCCTGCCCGCCCGGCCGTGGGACCTTCCGCGGCCGGGCCTGTCTCATGGAGGAGGCACTTCGTGGCAATAGAGATCCGCAACCACGGCCGCGGGCATTCGTACCGCCGGGTGGAGACGGGGGAGAAAGTCCCCGGGGTGACCACCGTCCAGGGTGCCGGCCTGCCGAAGCCGGGCCTGATGAAGTGGCACGCCGAGGAGGCCGCCGGGTATGCCGTCGACCACTGGGATGAGCTTGCGAAGCTGCCCCCCGTCGAGCGCTACAACGAGATCCGTAAGGCCCCCTACCGCAAGCTGAACAAGGCCGGCGCCAAGGGTTCGACCATCCACAAGTTCGCTGACAGGCTCCTCGCGGAAGAGACCGTGGACGTCCCTCCCGAGCTGATCGGCTACGTCCGGTCCGCGGCGACGTTCATCGAAGAGTTCGACTTTCAGGCGTGGTACACGGAGGCGGTCGTGCACTCCGCCGACGAACACGACCACGCCGGCAAGCTCGACGCGATCGGCTCGATCCTGCTGCCCGACCTATCCGAGTACGGGATCTACACCCCCGACGCCGAGGGCCGCTTCCCGGCGATCATCGACTGGAAGACTTCGGCGTCCGGGGTGTACGGGGAGAGCGCCTACCAGCTCGGGCCGTACCGGCATTCCCGCTGGCTGGTGCTACCCGACGGCTCCGAGATCGAGATGCCGCACGTCGAACTGACGATCGCAGTGCACCTGACCGCCGACGGGTACAGCGCGATCCCGCTGGAGACGGGGCCGGACGTGTACCGGGACTTCCTGTTCATCAAGGAAGTCGCCCGGATCGTGGAGGACTCGAAGTTCCTGCGCGGCGACCCGCTGATCCCGCCCCGCACCGCCCGCTACGCGATCACGAAGGTAGATGACCTGTGAGCACACCACAGCCCCAGGAGTTCCTGACCGGGGAAGACCTGATCAAGGCATACGAGCGGCGCAGAGAGGCCCTCGTGGAAAGGGTGGCGGTCGGAGAACGGGTCGCCCGCGGTGTCACCCCCGAGCTGAACGCCGCCCTCGCGAAAGCGCAGATCGAGATCGGTCGGGCCGAGATCAAACGCGACCGCCGAGTCACCGTGGTCCCGAAGGACGCCGCCAAAGAGCCATACAGCTACAGCTATGCCACCCTGGCCAGCATCTCGAACCTGGCCCTACCGATCCTCGGAGCCAACAGGTTGTCGTTCGCATGCCTGCCCGGAGCCGCATCCGACGGCAAAGGACTGTCGATCCGGTACAGCCTGCGACACGAGTCCGGCGAAACCCTCGACGGGGAATGGCCCATCGCCGGGGCCGAGAACATTCAAACCCTCGGTGGGCGACTCACCTACCTACGCCGGTACATCCTGGCCGCGCTACTCGGGATCGCTGCGGAAGAGGACGACGATGCCATGGCCACGATGATCTCCGACGGGCAGGAGCCTGCCGGCGTCCGCGCGCAAGTCAACCGCGGCGCCGCGCGCAAGCCCGCAGCGGCCCGCTCCAACCGGCAGGCGACCCCGGCAGCGGCCGAGTCGCTGCCGGGCGGGGACCCCGCCACCGGGCAGGGTGATGTACCGCCGAGGCCGATGCTGAACCACATGTTCGGCAAACTTGCCGAAGTGGCGCAGCTCGACAACTTCCAGCCGACCCGCGAGCAGCGACTGGCCGGTATCAGCGACATTGTCGGCCGTGAAATCACCAGCTCGAACGAGATGACCAGGGCCGAGGTTCAGCGGGTCATCGATGTGACCACAGCGGAAATCGAAGAGACCCGGCCAGCGGAAGGGGACAGCAATGCTGGCGCTTAGCCGCGGCGAGGGTGAGTCGCTGATCCTGCGCACCAGCGACGGAGCCATCACCATAACCGTCATGAAGATACAGGTCGGACATCAGGTGCGCCTGGCCATCGACGCACCTGATGTGGTCGACATCGAACGCGACGACATGAAGGGCCGGCGGGACCGGTGAACGGTGAAGAGGTTGACCACCCGGCGCACTACCGGCTGGAGCTGGACGGCAAACAGTACGACGCCATCGATCTGATCGAGGCGATGAAGATGGACTTCCACACGGGCAACGCACTGAAGTACATCGTCCGGGCTGGGTCGAAGCCGGGTGCGGACACCAGCGTCGATCTGCGCAAAGCCGCCTGGTATCTGAACCGCCGGGCCGACCTCCTCGACGGCGCCAAGTGACCCGGGTGGTGGGGCTGGACCTCTCGATCGTGAAGACCGGTATCTGCCTGCCGTCCGGGCAGATGACCACGATCGAGCCGAAGGGCGCCGGCGACAACCGGCTAGTCCACTTCAGGCGGGCACTGACCTACTACATCGACCTTTCCAAACCCGACGTGGCGGTAGCCGAGGAGGTACCGCCGTCGATGCGCGGCGGCACCATCACCCTGGTCCGGCTCGGGCTGGTCCACGGCGTAGCCCGGGAGCTGCTGGCCGGACATGGCATCCCGCTGATGTACATCGGCGCGCAGACACTGAAGAAATACGGGACCGGTGGTGGGCGGGCCGATAAGCAGGCGATGGTCGACGCCGCGCTCGACGTCGACTACCGGCCCCGCAACGGCGACGAGGCTGACGCGTTCTGGTGCTGGGCGGCCGGCATGCACCACTACAGCGGGCAGAGTATCGGCGTGAAGCAGGAACTGGCCCGGGAGCTGCTGGTCAAGCTGAAGTGGCCCGACCTCGCGGCGCGCCCGCACAGTACGCGCACGCGAGGCCGGAACGGTTGACGATACAGCGGGCACTCACCTGCCGGTTCTGCGCACACCTCGCCACCGGCGAAGTCTCCGCGACCGGTGGCGCGACACCCGCAACCGGGAAGATCTACCACTGTGACGATCATTGGGACGACGCATACGAGATGGTACGTAAATACACCTCCAGGGTGTGGAATATGATAGAGCAGCCAGACGCGCTGTTCTGAGCCCAGAAAGGACTCGCCTTGCGGCCCAACAACCCACGCGCGACGCACACCTGCCCCGCGTATCCGTGCCCGAAAGTGGTTCCGAATAGGCTCCTCGCCTGCCCGCAGCACTGGTTTCAGCTACCCTCTGAAATGCGAATGGCCGTCGAATCCACTGCGAAATTAGCATTGACGCATCCCGATAGAGCGGCCGCATTGGGCGCGGCTGTGACATTCTGGCGTCGCGACGCCTGACCCGAGAGGAATACCGCACATGCCCACCATTGAGGAATTGACAAAGGCCATTCACGCCAACTGCGTTCAGAAAGGTTTCATGCCGGCCGAAGGTGGGCCTGGAGACAACACATGGGGTGACTACGTGGCCCTGCTGCTCACCGAAGTGGGCGAGATCTTGGAAGCGTACCGAGACCGGCGGATGGCTGCCTACACGACCGCGACCGGCAAACCCGACGACGTGGCCTCCGAGGTCGCCGACTGTGTCATCCGGCTACTCAACACCGCCGACGCATTCGGCCTGTTCATCACCAACCCCGACGTCACCCTCGAAGACGTCGGAATCCTGTACTCCCCACCCGGAGTGGTCAGCTTCGGCGACTGGGTGGCGTGGCTCGGCTACCGGGTCGGTCGCCTCTGGTCAGCCGCACTGCACGGACGCGCGCAGCAGGAACACGCCATGGTGGCACTCCTGCGTGCCCTGCAAACCTTCGCGCAGCGCTGGGGGATCAACCTCACCCAGGAAGTCGAACGGAAGATGGCCTACAACGTCACGCGGCCGTGGCAGCACGGTGGACGCGTGCTCACCGGCGCCACATCGACGCCGGTTACCCCCCATCAGGAAGGCCCCGCACAGTGAGCAAGTTCAGCGCAGAAGTCCCCAAGGGTGACGGCTGGGGAATCGAAGAGGTCGTGCAGGAGATCGTCGAAGAGATCATCGCCGGGAACAAGTCCCGGATGGTCCCCGTCATGGGCGTAATCGACGTCAAAGAGGTGAAGCTGGACCCGGAGTCGGGAACCCATATCGCGGTCGTTCGCGTCCGCCGACTGGAAGCGATCACCTCGATCGAACGTGCCCGCAAAGCCCAGAAGATGATCCTCGAACAGGTCGCGGAACGGCGCGGGGAAGGCACCATGCTCCCGTTCGAGGAGAAAGACATCCTGGACCGCGCGTTCGGTGGGACCGGCGACAAAGGCGTGACCGTCGGCATCCAGCTTCAGGATGACGAGGAGAAGACGATCGACGCAGAACTCGACGACGGCGGCCGGCTCCGACGCCACCTCGTCGCGGTGCACGACTTCGACGCCCACATCGTCACTGACGACGAGGCCACCACCGCCGACGTCGAGCGGGCACACGAGGCCGAACACGCGAAGGACCCCGCCGACAGGGCCTGGCCCGACCATGACCCGGAGTCGCGGATGTGGCGTCGTGTCGACCTGGTCGACATTCTCGGCGACTCGGAGGAGCCGGCCGAAACCGAGGAGGAATCGGTCGCGATCGTTGACGCGAATCTGCGGGCCATGGGCGGCGAAGGTCTGACCGATCCGGATCAGGCCGAGGAGGACGCAGACGCGAACGAGGGCGTGGACCCGGACGAAGACGAAGACCCCGAAGGCCACGGCATCCGCCGTGCGGAAGACGTCATGCAGGAGAACGCCGACGCCGACGGCACGAAGGGCCTGATCCCGGAGTTCAGGGACAGCCCGGACGATCCGGAATAGGCGACTAAACAACCCGCCTGAGCAGCCCATCTACTGCTTGATCGCTTTGCGTGATAGCGTGGGTGGGCTGCCACTTTCAGGGGGGTCATTTTGAAGCCATCACAGGTCCGCGACCTTGCCCCGATGCAGGCCGGCAACCGCCGACGGTGGGACCGGGTGAAGGTCGAGAAGGCTGTCGAAACCCTGGTCGAACTCGGCTGGGTCCGTTCCATCACCGAGCACGGGCTGACGCTCACCGAACCCCCGCGGCCGACCACTGTCAAGGCCGACACGAACATCTGATCGGGGGTCACCATGCCGGACCTGCCGTACGACCCCGACGACCCGTCTGCCTGGCGTGAACCGCCAGAGGACGACGAGAACCCCTTCGTGGAGCCGCCGCCGCCGCTGGATGAGGGCGCCATCCGTGAGCAGCCCGAGGAGGAGCGGACCACCGACCACAAGGCCGACCTGATCAAACGGCTACGCGGGGCGCTGCTCACCACGGATCAACTCGACTCCATCCCCGAACCTGTCCCGCTCGTCGGAGACGAACATCTGTTCGTAGACACCCTGAACTGGTTGGTCGGCAAGCCTGGTGAAGGGAAATCCTTCGTGGCCTTAGACCTAGCTGGCTGCGTCGGTACGGGCACAGCGTGGCATAGGCACCCGGTTCGGCAGGGTCGGGTGCTCTACATCGCTGCAGAGGGCGTCAGGGGCGTTAAACAGCGTGTGCGGGCGTGGGAGCGCAAGCACGGTAAGCCGATGATCGGTGTCGACTTCCTGCCGTTCCCGGTGCAGTCCACGAACGGCTCCCACTGGGACGCGCTGGTCGGTGCAGCGCGGGAGGTCGGCTACACCCTGATCGTCGTCGACACCCAGGCCCGGGTCACCGTCGGTGTCGAGGAGAACTCGAACAAGGAGATGGGCACCTTCGTGCAACAGGCTGAGCGTCTACGTAAGGCTTCCAACGCGTGCACCCTGCTTGTGCACCACGTCGGAGCTGGCGGTGAGCGTGGCCGTGGTGCGACAACCCTGGACGGCGCCTTGACCACGATCATGCGGTGCGAGAAGTCCGACGGCCTGGTCACGTTGTCCTGTGTGAAGAACAAAGACGCACCGGAGTGGGCAGCCGTCGAGTTCCAGTTGGTCAGTAACGGGTCGTCTGCCGTGTTGATCGCAACCTCGAACCTGGGGCAGGGGAGCTTGGTTCAGGCGCTGCAGGAGGACGTCATGTTCACGGCGCGCAAGTGGTGGGAGCACTTCCGGCGGGAGTGGCAGACGCCGAACGTTCTGATCGAGGCGACGGGCCGTCCCCGGTCGACGTTCCACCGGCACCGCCAGGATCTCCTCCGTCTCGACTACGTGGTGTCGACGGGTGGCCGCGCACCGAGGTACGCGCTCACTGGAGATCCTGGGATTCCGCCGGGAGAGCGACCCGAACCTGAGGCCCCGGACTTGCCTCCGCCTCCACCCCCCGACCCGCTCTTTTGATCTTGTTTTTGGGGGTTCCATGTCCCAGCCGCCAGGTCCCACGTCCCACCCATCCCACCCCCTATAGGGGGGTGGGACGTGGGACGCTGTGAGACGGTAATGGGATCTCATGAGATTCAGACACTAGCGGACATAATTTAGCCACTAAATGGACATCGATCATGAGACGGCGTGGCACACAAAATCAGCGTCTCATGATCGAAATGGGATCCTGGAATTTTTCGCCCAAAGGCACCCGCAGGGCACCCACAACTAGGACAGAACGGGCTGGGGGCAATACGGGTCGAAGCTAGCCAACTTGCTGCATGTAGGACACCGCTCGCCCCGAGTGGTCGTCGCAAGCCCAACACCCCGAACATGAGGAGATCCAAGTGGAAGATCCGTCGGACCGAAACGAGACTGGGACGGGCGGCCGGGAGCATGACGCACACGAAAACCGGTCGGATCGCCACTATGTGTGGAGCGACGACAGAACCCGACTTGAGGAGAAGGCCGGACCGATCGACATGAGTCAGCCGTTCTTCCTCATCGCAGACGAAGACCCCGTGGCCATCTGCCCGTCCGTGGACTGGCCGGAAGGCTGGTACGTGCTCGGATCCACCGACGGATGAGCATGCTGAAGCCCGTCGGGACTGGCACTCCACGCCGCCACCCACCCCCGACACCCACAACGTCCTGCGTCACGCGGGAGCTATGCTGGGCGACGACGCCGACACCCCACGGAGCCCTCGATGAGGTTCTTCAAACCCCGCACTCAGACGGAGGTCGAAGACGTGCCTGAAACCGCCGACGCCGACCCGGCAGGCCAGGAGATTTACCTGGACGCCCCGCCGGCCATGTCACTGAACGAGACTCCATACGACTCGACGACCCGGCTCGTGGCACCGCCGGAACAGCAAGACGACCATGAACCGTGCGAGCACTGCCGGGGGACCGGGATGAAACTGCGCACCAGCGACTACCTGGGTGAGCTGGTGGCCCTACTGCCCAGCGACAGCCCGCTACAGATGGACCTGATCATCGCGGACTTCTACCGGCAGCTCCTCATCGCAGCCCCACACCTGATCCCCACGTTCCCGCAGGATCTGGTGGAAGGCGATGCACTGAACAGCCACGGCCACAACCAGCGGGATCAGCTACTGACCGCGCTCATACAGATGTTGACCCGCTACGACCCGGACCATCCGGGTTCCGACGAGATGCAGGCGCTGAAGGTCAACGCACAGAGCTGGGGTCGCGCTCACGCGGAGTGGCAGCTGCCCGACGGCACGATCTACGTGCCGGCGGAGGAGGACTACCTGACGGTGCGTAACACCTTCGTGGGTCTGCTCGCCGACGCATTGGGGCACCGGCTGAAGGCGGAGCATGTGGCCGCTCTGGTGCGCGCTTACCGTACGGTGTCGCTGTGGATGCAGGCGTCGGCGGACGAGTGGCGCATGCAGCGCGGCGCCCCGACTGTGGCCCGGCGCTCCCGGCAGGCGGCATCCCAGTGAGCGACTACGCTGCCGTCAAGGGCCAGCTTCAGCAGGGAATTGACCCGACACTGCTGTGTGCAGCCTGCCCGTGGGATCGGCTATGCGTCACCCCGCCGGCGATGACCACCGATGAGGTCTCGGCGAAGATGAGCGAAGTCGAATCCCCCTCGCCTTCGGCTAGCCGGTCGGAAGGTGAGCAAGCCTTGGCGAAACTGCTGTTCACGGCCGTGGCGTACGGCGGCCGGGACACCCAGGCGACGCTGTGTCCCGTCCTGGCTGCGGAGATGCGTTCACCGCAGGGGCGGGAGCTGAACGAAGTTCTGCGCGCGAAGATGGGCGGTCCGCGGTGACCTTCCGGCAGGGGGGGCTTATGCCGGGCGTCATCCAGGGCCGCGAGTGCGAAGAAGTGCCGGCCAGCGTCGAGGCCGCGGAGGCTATGTACGCGTTCGGGTCGAGGGGTTTGCTGCCGCCCGGCGCCTGGTTCGTTGCCCCGCGCAATAGGGCATGGTTCACGACGTACGTGCACCATGCCCGCTGGGACGACGAGATCTCCGAGCATGAGGGATGGCAGCCTGTCGGCGGCCCACTGGTCGGCGCGCAGATGGCGTGCGACGATGCCCGCTTTAGCGTCCGCGAATGGCGGCTGCAGTTTGATCAGGAAGTTCACCCGTTCGGCCGGTTCGACCTGGGCGTGTCCTCGCTGGCCTACCAGGATCCGGCCAGTCAGCTACGCCTGTTCGTACCCCTACCCGAGTCGAGGGACCGCGTGTCGATCTGGATGCGTTCAACACCAGGGGTGCATGCCTGCGAAGCGTTCGTACCGGGAGTGATGCCGTGATGATGCCGAACCAGGGCGCCCCGGCGCCGACTCCGCAGTGGGCGATCACGATTCCGGCGCCGCCAGCCGACGGTGTGCACCCGCCGTGCAGCCCGATCACCGTTCAGGGTGCGTTGACCCCGCCGGACGCGAACGGCCACCAGTGGGCGTTACTGATCATCTCGGATGCGATTGCCCCGAACATCATGCCGTGCTCCTTTTCGATCACGTTGCGTGTGCCGTGGCAGTCGGCGGACGGGTTGGGTGCGGGGATCGCGCAGATTTTGGGCCAGTTGAAGGCGGCGGGGCAGGCGCAGGCCGGCCCCCAGCTCGTCGTCCCGCCGGCCGGGATCGACTTGAGCAAGCTGAACGGCAACGGGCAGGGGGGCGGCGGCCGTGGCCGATGAGCTGGTCACCGCTCCGCCTGCCCGCCTCGCACTGGCGGCAGATCGAGTCGGACATCGAGGACATGTGCAGCACCGGCGACCACTCGGAGATTGAGATCCTGTCGCAGGTCGAGGTCGTCGAGGACGCTTACGGAGACGACCCCATGCCCGTCTTCGTGATCAAGGGGAAAGATCTCCTCGCGAGCGAAGCGCTCTACTCGTACTACGACCTGTGCGTGGCGAACGACCTGTCCTATCAGGCGGCCGAGGTGTTGAAGGCCAGGACTGAGATGCGGGCCTGGCAGGCTCGTCACCGCAGCGAGGTGAAGCTTCCGCATCACCCGCACGAGCCGGCCGCCGGCTCGTGAGGACTTTCGCCTTCCCGGGAGGTGGTCACCAATGTCTGTCAACCACCCTCAGTTCGGGACGTTCTGCGCGATCCGTTTCGAGCAGCTCACCGCTGAGACGTGCGTCGTGGACGTGAACGACGTGAAGTGGGACATCTGCCCCGGCGAGTGCGCCGTGCAGGCCGGGATCATGGAGAGGCCACGCGATGATCGATGAGATGCACATCTCCGGGGTCCGCGGTCACTATGAAGACGGCAAATGGGTGGGGGAATCCCACTTCGCCGGACGTGACTGGGAAGCGGAGCGCGCCGGGCCGTGCGGCAGGTGCGGCGGCGGCCCGGCCCGGCTTTACCCGGCGGGGATGCTGTGCGAAAACCACGCCCCGGGAGGGGTCGATGCCTAGCCTCACCGACCTACGTCCCGGCGACATCGGGTTCGGTCCGATCTCCGGTATCGCTGGAGTCAGCGTCCGTCTTGGTGAGCTGCTGGTCGCGCCCGTCGATCACTGGCGCACGCTAGGGGTGTGGCGCCGAGTAGCCCACTGCGGCACCGTCACGCAGGCCGCGACGCCGGGGTGGACGCCGACAATTGGCCCCCTATTCAACACCCAGACGGGGATGTCGCACGGGCCGATGTTCGCGCAGGCCGAACCGGGCGGCTACGAAGAGATCGAGCTAGGCGCCGACCACTGGAACGCCGATTGGCTCTACGTCCGGCCCAACTACCAGACCCTGTCGACGGGACCGGCCGCTAGGCCGGGTGTCAGCCAGGCCGATACGGTCGCGATGCTTGCCCGGATGATGGTCGCCGCCCACACCCCGTACGGTTTCGAAGATTATGCGGCTATCGCCGGACACCGGCTCGGTATCCACAGCCGCGGCCTCGACGATTTCATCGCCCGGGTCGGGGCGAACGGCCTGCCGCTCCGGGCGATCTGCTCGCAGGGTGTGGACGCCCAGCTGACCCTGTCCGGTGGTCTCGACGGGGCTGGGCACGTCTTCGACGACGGGCGCCTGTCGCAGGACGTGACACCGTCTGAGCTGTACCTGCAGCTGCTGCTTCTGCAGCCGCAGAGCGCATTCATGCCCGGCAGGTGAGGTTATGGCGCAAATACGTGCAGGCGGCGGCCGTGGTCGCCGCGGGCGGAGCACTGACACCACGGAACGCACCCTCCGGGGCCAGATCAACCACACGATCATGAGGGACTGTCCGGACTGCGGTGCCACCGTCGGACGCCGCTGCCGAAAGTGGAAGATCGAGAAGGGTGAACGGATGTACGTCCAGTACGAGCTGAAGAGGGTGCACGCGGTGCGAAGGTTCCCGCCCGCCGAGTCCTGATCTACGCTGCCGGTAACTGCAACCGGGAGATGCCCCTATGACCGCCTACACGCCGACGCTTGTCGCCGAGATGTCGCAAAACTACGGCGCCACGACAGGTGGCGTGACAGTCGCAGCGATCACCCCCAACGCCGGCGGTGATTCGTTCCAGCTCCTCGGCGACACCCTGTATTTGCGCATCGCCACGGCCGGCACCGGCGCTACGGTGACAGTCGACTCGGTGGATCTATCGAACTTCGGACAGGACCAGAACATCACCTGTGTTCTCGCTTCGACCGCTACCGCCTACCTGGCGTTCGACGCGAACGTGAGCCGCTGGAAGCAGACGTCGGGCAACATCGGATACGTGAACTTGACCTACACCAGCGTCACCACGATGACGATCGAGGCGTTCTACTCCTCGACGTAGAGACTCCCTCCAGGTGAAGGCGGCCCCCGGAAAGGCTGTGGAGGGCTGAGGCCCCCGTTTGCATGGTGACCCCATGCGCGGGGGCCTTCTCCTTTGCCCAGGGGTGATACTGGCGGCAGCCGACCGGGTTTGCGACGCTCCTTCCATGCCCAGAGACGACAGCCGCCCCCCTGAGCCCTCCGACTCCGCCGATCTTCCCGACGGCTGGCAGGTGCCGGATCCCGCGCGGGAGCAGACGAAGGTTGCCACGGTGAAGGCTGCGAAAGTGGGCCGGGTGCCTGGGGCTCGTAGACGTCAGTGAACAGCGGTGCGAGAATCCCCGGCATGCGCGTAGTCGATCTCATCCCACCCGATCAGGTATGGGTGTGTCCGTACTGCCCGTCAAGCATCAAAACGAAGGGCGCCGGGGCGCGTACCCCGCTGCACGAGTGCCCCGCGAAGGCGGGCTTCCGGCTGCCGATGCTGGCGCAAGGGGAACGGGGCGATGTGCGGCTGGTCGAACGGGAAGACTACGTCGGTGGCGAGGACGTGCAGACCGACGGGGACGGCCGACCCATCATGCGGGCCGAAGTCGAACACGCTGACGGACACTGCGACACGTACGTGTACGCCCCGACGGCACGGGTGGAGGTTCGGGTATGAGTGACGCACAGGCCAGCGCGACTGGCTACGACGCCGAGGTGAACACCACGGCCGGGAATCACGACAACCGCGCATATCTCGCGAGGCGAGTCGAAGAGATCGAGTACGGAATCAAGTCGGCGGAGGCTGTCGCGGCAGGCGCCAAGCAGACAGCCGCAACGTTGCGCGACGAACTCAGGCAGGCCAAGGCGGACCTTAAGGCCGCCCGAGCCGGACGGGGCGAGTAGGCCATGGGCTGGTCAGTCTCAGGTGTCTTCGAGGCGTTCTTTGAGCAGGCGTTCCAGGTGTCCGGCACCGGCTATACGGGCCTGGACTCGGACACCGTCAACGGCGCCTTGTACAACAACACGGGCACCCCGGACAAGACGGTCGCGGTCGCGTCGACCGGCTTCAATACTGGCCAGTGGGTCACCGCGAACGAGGTTACCGACGCCACGAACTGGGTTTCCGGCGGCCGCGCGCTTGCGTCGAAGACGTTCACGAGCCCTTCGGGTGGCGTGTTCATGTTCGACGCTGCGGACCTTGCCGGCGGCGGCACGATGACGATCTCTAGCGCGTTCGGCATCCTCGTGTACGACAACACGATCACCGCCGGAACCGTCGCGAAGCAGGGTGTCAGCTTCCACTACTTCGGCGGAACGCAGGGCGTCACGGCCGGGACGTTCACGGTGATCTGGTCAGCCAACGGATTGATAAGGGTGACTGTGTAGCCATGGCTAACCAGCTTTGGGTGAACAGCTTCGGCCCGTGGCACATCGCCGACGCGACCGCGGTCACCGCCTCTGGCGCGTTGACGGAAATGACGCCGACGCCGCAGATCCTCATTCCCTACCCGGCGTTCTCGGTCCCCGGCACCCGCCTGCGGTTCATGGCCCGCGGCCGGTACACGACGACGGGTACGCAGGGGACGGCAACGTTCGACCTGCGGATGGGCGCGACCGCTGCGATCGGGTCGCTGACGTCGGTCGTCGCTTCCGGCGCGTTGACCTGGGTGGCTTCGCAGACGTCCCGGCCGTGGAAGATCTCGGGCGAGGTGGACTTGCGAACGAACGGCACCGCCGGCACCGGGGTTGGCTGGATGGACATCGAAAACGTGGTGACGCAGGCAACGGACACCCCGGGGATCTACGTCGACACGTCGACCACTGCGACGGTGAACTCGACGATCGCCAACGCGATTGCGTTGGGTGTCACCCTGTCGGTCGCCTCCCAGTCGATCACGTGCAGGTCGTTCACCGTGGAGGTGATCAACTGATGGCCGGAATCCCGTACACCGGAGCGGATCTCGAACTCAAGGCCGGGTTGATCGCGCAGGGCGTCTGGGGTGCGCTAGACGACGCCCGGAAATGGTACTGGTGGCTGCAGGACAACGCCGCCGCGTTCGCCAGCTTGGGAATCTCTGGCGACCAGACGTTGATCACCAACTCTGCCGGTGACCTGGGTGGCCCCGCCGGGTTGTGGTCCGTGGCTCATGCGAAGTTCACCCCCGGCGGTTCCAGTGACTACTTCTCGAACGCGAAGAAACTGACCGGTACGAACTACGCGGGATCGGCAATCTCCTAGCCACCTCTCAGGCGGGAGGTGAGCCGTGTCGATCGCAATACGCAGTGGAGCCCCTGCATTTAGCAACTCCGTTGCCACGTCCGTCTCCCTGACGCTGTCAGGCACGACGCAGCCGCAGGCCAGCGATGTTCTGATCATCATCCATTGCAACGACTTCTACCTGCTGTCGAACATGCCCACCCCCACAGTGGGGGGCTCCACGGCCGGCGTCACCGCTATCACGGGCGCATCCGCCGACGGCGGAAGCAACGAAGGTCACGCGAAGGGCTACTACTACGTCGTCTCGTCCACGGGGAACCTGACGGTTGCCGTCACCGAGACGGGCACCTCGGACGAGGAGAAAAGCCTCTTCGCCTACGTGCTGTCCGGCGCGGACATCACCACCGTCATCGACGGCTCAGCCAGCGGCTCCGCCAGCGGCACCTCGCAGAGCACGATGCCGCTGACCGCGATCAGCCCCGCGACCTCCGACGCATACCTGATCGGTCACGTCAGCTCCGGTGGCGGATCGAACATCACCAGTTTCACGCCCCCATCGGGGATGACGGAGGTCTACGACCAGTCGAACGGTGGCGGCATGGGCACCACCGGTGCCGTGCAGCAGCTGTCGGCGTCCGGGACGACGGGGACGAAGACGTTCACCGGCGCCGGGGCGGCGCCATGGGCGGGCCTGCTCATCGCAGTACTGACGGCCACCGGCGCGCCGGCCCCGGCCGACCCGTCAGCGTTCCTGCCCGGCGTCATGCCGGGCCTGTTCACCCCGTCCGGGTTCTGGGTTCCCGACCCGTACGACTACGGCACTTCGACGCCGCTCGTCAACGCTGTCACCGACCCCGAGGCGGGCGCGACTGTCACCGGCTACGACGCTCAAGCCGCGGTCACCGCGGCCGCCGGCGAGGCCGACGCCAGCGTCACGGGCTACGACGCGTCCGCGGCGGCCTCGACCAACACCACCAACGCCGACGCGACCGCCGTAGCCAGCGATGCGCAGGCTTCGGTGGGTGTCCCCGCCGGGCTCGCCGCAGTGACAGTGACCGGCTACGACATCACCGTTCAAACCGACAGCAACCCGTCCGGCGGGGAGGCCGACGCCAGCGTCACCGGTTACGACGTACAAGCCGCCGCAGGTGCACTGGCTGGCCAGGCCAGTGGCACCGTAACCGGCTACGACGCGTCAGCCAGCGTATCGGCGAACGCGGGCGAAGCCGATGCCACCGTAACCGGCTACGACGCGCAGGCCGCCCTCTCTGTCAACGCTGGGGAGGCCGACGCCAGCGTTACCGGCTACGACGCGACGGTTCAAACCAACAGCAACCCGTCCGCTGGCGAAGCCGACGCCACCGCGACTGGCTACGACGCGACGGTCACCACGTCCGGCAGTACCAACGCACCCGCGGGCGAGGCCGACGCCACCGTCACCGGCTACGACGCCGGCACGTCTGTTACGGTCGACGCTGGAGCCGCCAGCGCGACCGTGACCGGTCTGGACGCGCAGGCGGCGGCCGGGGTTCAAGCGGGCACAACGACCGCTAGCGCGGTCGGCCTGGATGCCCTGGCAAGCGTTGCCCCGGCTGCTGGCGCCGCCGTGGCCTCCGCTGCGGCTTTCGACGTGAGCGTGCAGGTGGGGGCTGGGGCTGGGAGCGCCAGCGCCGGGGCGACCGCGTACGACGCAACCGCCTCCGGACCCACCAACGCCCCCGCCGGGTTCGCCGCCGTGACCGTGACCGCGTACGACGCGACCATCGTTCAGACCGGCGGGGTTGTGCCGTTCGGTGTGGTCGACAGCTCCGGGGGTGCCACGATCACCGACTCCGGGTCCAGCGGGAGCCTGCAGTACGACGGCGGCACCACGGCGGCAGGGTCCGTGGGATGACCGGTTCGGGCCGCTCCGGTACCCGGGAATTTCAGCAAAACCGGGTGCTGATCCTCGCAGCATCGGACCTGTGTGGGTTGTGCGGGCACCGCGGGGCGCTGACGGTGGATCACATCATCCCAAAACCGCGCTGGCCGGTGGACGATGCCGGTCGAATGCTGCCCGGCTTCGATGGCGTACAGAACCTGCAACCGGCGCACGGTTCGATGGGCTCCGACCGGACCAGGCGCACCGGGCACAACCGCTGCCCGACCTGCCACCGGCTGTGCAACCAGTCGAAGGGCGCCGGCGAACGCCGGGTTGGGACGAGCCGGGACTGGTACGCGCCGGGCTGATCTCGCCTACCATCCGGGGATGGACAACGAACCAACCCAGTTCGTAGTGATCCGCGCGGCCGATGAGGCGTCAGCCCGGCTGCTGCCACCCGGAATGGATGGCCGCTGGTATACCCGCTGGCAGATCGGCGGCCACCCGGTCGGCTCGGGGGCGACTTCGGCCACCGGCACCCTGGCGAAGGCCGAGGCGACGGACCGGTACGAAACACGTGACAGTGACGGCGCCCGGGCGCAGGTATACGAGATCCGAATCTGAGGCCGAAATGATCAACCACATGTGGCTGCTGGACAAGAGTCACTACGACGTGGCTACCGGCACCGCGCAGATCATCAGCGAAGGCTTCCGGGGCATCACCCACAAGGCCGGGGGTGACAGCGACGACCTCGAACTAGGCGCGTGGTGGGCGGACACGAAACCCCACCGGGCCTCCCGGGCAGATTTCCTGTCCGACCCCACCGGGCTGAACGGTCACATCCTGCCCGGTGCGTACTGGGTGCTCTACCCGGGCCGCGGCTCGGGCGCCGGTGACAGCTTCATCGCCAGACTCAACAGCCAATGCCCCGGGTGGCGGGACACCCCGTTCATCCTGCAGCTGGACTGCGAAGAGTGGCAGGGCAACCCGGCAACGAAGCCTGGCCTCGGGGACATCGCTGCGTGCGCGAACCGGCTCCGCGTGCTGGCCCCGAACCTGATGCCGATCGTGTACGCACCCCGGTGGGCGTACGGCAATAGCCTGGCCGGCCTGCGGTTCCCGCTGTGGTCGTCTGCATACACCAGCGCGAAGGGTGCGGCAGCGTCGATCTACCCGGGTGACAGCTATACCGGGTGGTCCGCCTACTCCGGTATCGTCCCCACGATCGCGCAGTTCTCCGCGAACGGCCTCGTGAACGGTGACCCGACTACTGACGTGAACTGCTTCAAGGGCACCCCGACGCAGCTTGCGGCGATACTGTGCCCCGGATGGCTGGGAGATTCCATGGCACGCAACATCACTGACGACGACGTGCAGGCGATCATCACCGCCATGCGTAACGCCGACATCAATCCTGACGCCAACTCGGGCAATACGCTGTTCGGAGCCCTCTGGATGATCTTCGGACGCACCGCTGCGCTGAACTCGCTCCCCGGCAAGGTCGATGCGGTAGCGGCCGACGTCGCGTACCTGAGGGCGAACCCTGGCAGCGTCGACATGGCCGCATTCGCATCCACCCTCGCCCCGCAGCTGGCGCCGCTGATCAACCACGAGGATCCGGGCGAGCTGGCGACAGCGATCGAACAGGCCATCAGGGATCTCATCGCCCCGGTCGCCTCGACCCAGATCGGCGGCGGCGCGACCCCGATCTACGACGCCGCAGCAGCTGACTCCGATGCGGCGACCAGGGCCACCCGTCAGCAGCGCCAACCCGGCATTATGGGCCAGTGAGAGCCCCCCACTTCAGTCTCCGAGGGGCCTGGGTTGGGCACGCGATGTCCGCGATCAGATGGTCGCGGGTCATCGCCTACTTCGCGATCGCAGGGTCCGGGATCGCCGCGGTCGTGTCCCCGCCGGCAAGTGTCGCTGCGGCGACACACCATGGCCTGGTCCTCTACGCGTGGGCAATACTGCTGGCCGTGTCCTCCACCGTGTGCGCGTTCGGAGCCCTCAGCGACCGGTGGGTCGGCGAATATATCGGCCTCGCCCCGCTCGCCCTGTCCGCGGCTGTGTTCGCGTTCTCCTCCCTGGCCCGCGGTAGCACGGGCGTCGCTGGCGGCGCTTTCCTCATCGGTTTCTTCTGGATCCTCGCTAGTCGTTGGCAGGAGGTGGCACTACTCCGCATCGAGTCGACGAGGCGAGCGAAACAGGCCAACGCCGACGCCGAGGGGCAGCAATGAGCGGCAGCACCACGCAGGCGATCATCACCTTCGTCGTTGGCGGCGGGTTCGCGGCATTCATCACCCAAGGCATCAAAGTCTGGAAGTCGTTGTCGATCGGAGCCCGGGCTAACACCCGGGCCGTGGTGAGAGACCTCGCCAGCGCCCGCACCGACGCCGAGACCCGACTTGAGCACGAACGCCGGGTTTCCGAGTACTGGCGGGCCATCTCCGGGAACTACTCGTTCCAGCTACGCGCCGCCGGCCGAACCCCCGACCCGGAAAACCCGATCCCACCGGAAATGGTGGTTCGTAGCGGAGCGAAAGCACGCCGGGAAGTCGCCGGGATCGAAGACACCCTGACGGACTTGCGGCGCGACACCAGGTAGCGAACGGTCGAAAGCCCGGCGCTCGACCCCGGCCTTGACTGCCGACACGACCAGGGGAACTCCGGGCTTTCGCTGAGGACGCCAAGCCGCCGGACCTGCTACCTCGGAACCCATATTGGCACACCCCCGGAACGGATCGCCACCGCAAGCACCCAGATCACACCCACCAAGGCGACGATCCCTAACACCTTCAGCAGCACGCCCAGCCACAAGCTGACCCGCCACAGTGGGTCGTCTTCCCGGGTCAGCGTGAACCGTGGGCGGATCACCCGCCGACCCTGACCCGGCCCCCGCAGCGGACCACGGATCGCCGGGTCCGTCGGCATCTCGTCCTCGTACGGTGCCCGGAACTCACCCGTGTCGACGATCTTCTGCTGCACACCCGGCGGCGGGAACTGCACGCCGATCCATTCCGCCCGTCGCTCGAACGCTTCCGTGACCTCCGCGGCCCGATGCGACCGTGGCCCCGCGGGGTCCGGCTCGAACGTGCGGTTCGGCCAGCCGCTGCGGTCCCGCGCCCCGTGGCCTAGCCACTCCGTCGGCTCGTCGTAGCTCATGGCCTCAGCGTACGATTGACCGGGGCTGGAGGGGACGCAGCCTGCGGGCTCTAAGCGCTTGGACCCAAGGTGTCGATCCGGCAAGGAACCGACCGGGGAATCACGGTCCCCCGTCATCTCCCGAGCTGAGGCAACACGATCGTCTGCACCGCAGCGTACGATCGACCAGTCGTGGCGACCGGGTTGATCACCGGCCGGTTCAGGTGGGCTGCCCGAAGTCCCCGTGCGGCCGGGGCGTCGGTGAAAGTCCGGCGGGGCGGTTCAGCCGACGACCGGTTGTATCATTCGGCGCGTGACACCTGCCGAAATGCTGACCGATGCGATGCGCCAGCGCTACAAACTGATCGAGCATGACCCGCGGGACGAGAAGTGGGCCGAGTGGCACATCCACCCGGACACTGCCATCGAACTGCAGCGCCCTGACGGCGGGGTGAATACCCCGACCGCCTATCCGCCTAACGATGACAGGCTGCTCGGCTTCCCCGTGCGCATTACGACCAGTGTCCAGCCGGGGCGGATCCACCTGGTCGCCGAAACCGACATCGACGCGTCGATCCGCCATCAGGCCACACTTGGTCGAACGATCAACGTCTACAAACCTGATCCGATGATCTTCCCGCCGCCGGCGCCGGCGCCGACCGTGAAGGCGCTCGCGAAGCATTGGGCGGACAAGCTCCGGAAGCGGGCGCGCCGGTGAAGCGCCACAAGCCGATGCGCTGGCTTCCCGGATTCGAGATCCAAATTCCCGGGCGTCATGGTCGGCGGTACTGCATCCGATTCAACTGGATCGACTCTGGCGGCCTGCGATGACCTGGATGCGCTGTATCGGCGGTCACGCCCACGACCGCTGGTACGACGTCGATACCCGGTCCCGGGGCTTGGTCGTGCCAGAGATCCGCTCGGTCAAGTTCGTCGCCGCCGAGGAGCTGAATCCACTCGCCGAGAAGCCGCCGATGACGCTCTACACGATCGAGCGGCTGATCTGGCCCGGCTTCCGGTTCCCGATCCGGGTGCTTCTCGCATCCGACGTGAAGATCAAAGGTATCTGGACGGAGTACGACTCAAGCTGGCCGAACCCGCTGGTACAACCCCGCTGCCGCTGCGAGGAGATCCCAGCGTTCCCGCCGTGGGTCTTCGGCCGAGAGAACCGATCCGCCTGCCACCTCGACCATTGCCCGATCCACGGCCGGTACACGTTCCCGCCGATCACCCCGATAACCGTGTCGCTGAACGCCCGCACAGCCTGGCTGCTTGAGCGGCGAGGCATCGCAGCTGGACACGATCCGCTGTGACCCGCTCCGAGCTGGCCGAGAGTATCCGGGCACTGGTGGAGGCCGCCGGAATGGGTGAGCTCCTTGAGGTGCACACCTCCTGGCCAGCCGCCTCAACCATCGACGAAGCCAAGCACCTCTCACGCCACCACTGGCGCATCGAGGTCATGCCCCGGCCGGAAACCGACCCGAGATGCCCCGCAAAACGCAGTCACACACCGTAAGCCAGGCGCGAGCCTCCCTGGTCACGCTACGTGAAACTGCCGGGTCCGGGGATTATGGTTCGCTGAGCGTGACATCAGGCTTTGTCAAGGGGTGAACCGGACACTTTCGCAAGGCCCTGACCAGGCGTTATGCGGTCATGAGTGGTTATGCAGCCCGCGGGATCCGTGAAAGTTGCGCTGCGTATATATAAGTGATCAGCGCGGCGCGCGTCGAGGCTGCGGCGGCGCTAAAAAACGGTGGTCTCAGTACCTTTGACCTGCGCTTATGACTCTCCGTGTTCATCACTGCGTGTCACCATCTTCGGGCTAGTGGAAGGTGATCGTTCGCGCGTCGTTCCGCATTGATAGTTATGCATCGGTCGGGATGTGGGTGGACGCACTGCAGCCCTCCATGGGTGACGTCGTGGAGGGCTGCAGTGTTGGGGATGGTGTGTGGTCTATAGCAGGTAGTGGTGCACGAAGGCGACGACAACGGTGATGGCGATGAGTACTGCGATGAGTGCGGTGGTCATGTCTCTCATCGTGGTTTGCCTGTTGTCCACCGTCGTGCTGTGGCCACGGTGGAGGCGGGCTGCCATCCTGCGGGGTCGGGGCTGGTACGTGGTAGCCGGTTGTTGCGCAGGTCGGCTATCAGCCAGTTGGGGCAGATGGCCCAGGCCCCTCGCCCTGGGCCTGTCGTGTAGGGGATGGCCCCGTCTTCTCGTAGGGGGCGGCTCCTGTTTTTCCAGGCATGGGCCACGTCGTAGATCTCCCCCCCGTGGTGTAGGCAGAACACCACGGGTTGCCGTGGTGTGGTGGGCTGACCGCCGAGCTTGTCGCTGGAGGCGTAGAGCACGACGTGTCCGGTGTTGCGGCACGTGTCCAGCCAACACTGTGTCTCGGGTAGCGCTGAGGGTGGCACGTCGTGGGTGCGGCCGGCGTCTTCACGGGTGGGCCTCTTGGTCATCTATTCGACCCTGGCGAGGGTGACGACGTAGTGCGTTTCAGCGCGGCCGCAGGAGCAGTCGCTAACGCTGGCCACGCCGTAGTCGCCGAGCTTGTGTTCGCCGAACGTGAGCGGCTGCTTGTTGATCGGCCCGACTTGCCCTGTGAGCGGCACCGACACGGTGCCGTCTTTGAACTCGCCTGAGACTAGCTGCGCGAGTTGTTCCAGGCTGACACCTAGCAGGATCTCGCTCTGTGCTTCGATGTCCACTTTTCTCGTCTCTCCTCGTGAGGTCTGCAGGGTCAGGTCGGGTTGCGGTGCCGGGTGGTGTTGCCGTAGGTGTCGCAGCGGTGTGTGGCGGGCACGTCGCCCCTACTTGCAGTTGGGGTCGGCGGGGATCACCGCGATGCCTGAGGGTAGCGCCGTGATGTTGGAGCCGCTGGCGTTGTACACGCCGCGGGAGGTGACGTACACGCCGACGGTGCCGTTGCAGCCGAACGCGACATTGCGGAACCCGTCAGGTTCCATGAACACGATCTGTCCGGTGAGGTAGTGGTTGGAGACGGGTTCGCTCAGGGACTTCTGGTTGGAGTTACCGCAGCCACCGAGCGCGAGCGCTGTGACGGTGAGCGCGGCGAGCGCGGTTCGCTTGTTCATGAGGTGGTGTGCTCCCAGTCAAATTCGTAGGTGTGGAAGTGCTGCGTGTCGATGTGTTCGGCGACGATGGGCTGCTGCCGGGCGATGATGAGCCGCGCGGCTCGGGCTAGACCTCGGTCTACTCGGGCTTGGGACCAGTCGAGCGCGCCGACGCCGCAGAGTGCTCTGATCTTGGCTACGACGGTGTTCACCAGTTTCGTGAACACTTCGGGCGGGGCGGCTTCGGTGGCGATGACGAACAGGACGTAGATGATCGCTTCCCGCTTGTAGGCGTCGGGCCAGCGCCGCTCGAAGTAGGCGGGTTCGATCCAGTCGTAGGCGTCGAGGTGTCGGGTGTACACGGCGATCCCCACGACGTTCCCCGTGTCGGTGTCGACTGCGAGCGCTTTAGAGATGCGGCCGTTCCAGCAGATTCCGTCGAACTCTTCTCGGGTGAGCATGTGTCGCTGCGCGGCGAGCGCCCGGGTGGGTTCCATGGCCTGGGTGTATGCCTGCCAGGCGCTTTCGCGTTCGGCGTGCAGCAGTACGTAGCGGCGCCTGATTTGGATGGTCATGCCGGCGCCTCGTCGGGTACGACGGCCAGTTTCGCGCCTTGGCGTTTGACTGCCTCACCGAGACGTTTCGCCCGTTTCTTCCAGCGCTCGTCGTGGTCGTCCGGCCAGTTACGGCTGATCCACCACACGTAAAGCGAGACCATGCATACGACGGCGCCTACCCAATGGTGACCTCGAACGTCTCGGGAGAGGATGACGAGTATCCCGGGTAGGGCGAACGGTCGGATCTCACGATGTAGGTCCGCGAGCCTTCGACCAGGTCCCGCAAAGACTTCCCGGCTCCCGGCGTGGTGTTGAATGATGTCCAGTACGCACCATATGGTGATGATCCAGGCCCAGATATTGGCGACGAGCGCGGCCAGGCCGAGGGTGTAGATCACTGCCTGATCTCCTCAGAAGTCGTGGATGCAGTGCGGGCAGAACGTGATATTCCGGGTTTTGAGGAACACGGGTCGGATCATCATGACCAGCGAGTTCAGGCGGGCACGGGTTTTGCCCTGCGGTTTCATCCCCATGGCAACCCACAGCGCGGGCGGCGGGAGTAGCGGGGTCTTGACGTCTTCCCAGTAGACCCGCCGACCTCCCCGCCGGTAGTCGCGTCGCAGGGCATACCGGGTGGGGTAGACGTGGAAGCATTCACCGCACACCCGGTACGGGCGGCCGATGCGTAGCTCGTCGACGTTGTGGCTGTAGCAGTGCAGGTCGTCGCACCGCCAGGAAGGCTCGTGCTGTTCGCGGAGCCGGTAGCCGATGGTGGCCATCTAGGCGACCTTCCCGCATTTCACGCACAGGTTGCCGACGCCGGCCACATGCCGGGTTTCGTGTTTGCGCGAGTCGGGTGCCCGTTGGGTGGGGCTAGCTAGCGAGGTGATGAGCGCGGCCGGGGTGCCTTCGACGGAGAACCATCCCCAGCCGCAGGTGCATCGATGGGTGGCTCCGTCCAGGTCGGAGGCTTCAGCGGACTGCTTGATGTGCGCCCGGCCGAGCGCACACCGGTGGGCTCCGTCGGGAAAGTCGCCGCACCGCTGCACTTCGAATGCGGGTTCGCCGGTGGCGGCCGGGCAGGACTCGAACTGGCTGCCCTCGCTGTAGCGACCGGACACGACCCGGTTCGGGTAGTCGTAGCTTCCGGGGCATCGGTTACCGGCGGCGTCGTTGGCTGCGTGCGGGTAGAGACGCCCGTCCGCCTGTAGCGGCTGGTGGCTGTGGCATTCGGGGCAGACCCAATGTCGCACTGTGGGATCGGACATGGTGGCGGCTTTCGGCTAGGCGGCAGGTCCACCCCTACTGTAACGCTCGACGCGTTACATCCTGGCCGAGTGTTGCGAGGATTCCACCCAGGCAGACAGCGATCACGGCCTGCTCCGCACAGGTTTTGTGCATGGCCACCTTTTTGCGCGGCGACAGCAGCCACGCAGGCTTTTTGCAGGCAGCACACGGCTGTGGGTGTTTGAGCAGGGTGGCAGCGCCGTACGGCCCGTTGCCGGACCAGTCGGTTTCCTGCCACGGCTCGACGACGGGGGGCGCTTTCGCCCGGGCGCTCACCGCTTCCCGTTCAGCCGGTTGGCCTGTGCAATGGCCAGGTCGGTCATGCTCTTGACGAGCGGCGCCGCTCGTCGTAGCTCCTGGTCGGAGCCGGGATAGATCCACTGGGGTAGCGCGCGGAAAGTGGCGTCCATGCCGGTGAAGACGAGCGCCGGGTGGATGACGCCGCCCGGCCCGGGGAGGGTGGCGCCCTTCACGACGAACTGGGCTATCAGCGTGTCGGCCTTCGGGTCGACGACGCCTTGGACGGGTTCGTCGAATGCGATGGTGGGCAGGTTGCCGCTCTCGCCGCGGCGGCCGGCCTCGACGAGGACAGTCGCCGCGGGGTCACACAGGAATCGACGGCCGTGGGTGCTGCGACACCAGGGGCAGGTGATTTGCCGGTTGTGTTCGCCCATGTCTCAGCCGACCTTCGACCAGGTAGGGCAGCCGCGGGAGGTGAACCATTGGCCGGCCTTGAGGGTGACCTGGGGCCGTCCGCCGGCGGGTATCCCGTTGTCGATGATGTTGGCGCCTTCAGCGTCGGAACTCTTCGACCAGTAGCAGAGGGCGTCTTTGGTGACGGCCGTGACTACCCGGTAGGTGCCTGCGGGAATGTCCTGGCCGACGTGGACGACGTCGTCACCCCCGACGGTCGACTTGACCGCAGGTCCAGCTTTGCCGCTGAGCTGTCCGGCACTGTCCGGCTGTCCGGCACTGTCCGGCGTCTGTCCGGCGGACAACGCCGGGGGTGTGGGGGACGACGTGGCGAAGGTGATGGCCCCGGCGATACCGCCGATGAGGCCGCATAGGCCGAGGAGCACGGCCAACGCGATGAGGGTGATGTTGCGTCCGGTGTGGCGTGGTTTCGGCGGCTGGTTGGCGAACTGCACGGTTGGACCCCTTCTCGATGCTGACAGGCGCATCCGACACGCTCTCGTTGAGAGGTCGGCTCCGGACTTACACTGCGCACAGGTCACGCTTCCCCTGTCTCACGTCACGGGGGATGCGTGACGTCCAGGGTAACGGAGAGGATGAGGCGTTTATGCCCCGCACACTGCGCACCGGCAAGCTGCCGGCCCAACCAGGCCGACCACGTCTAGAGCTTCGGTCGGCACTCGGGCCGGGCGGTCTGCCGACTCCGCCGACCAGCGTGATTTACGACAACATGCCGGACATCGGGATGCTGGGGAACGACGAGGCGGGGGACTGTGTCGAGGCGGGGGTGGGCCACGTCGTCGAACAGGATACCCAGTACGCCACAGGCGCTGAGCAGGTCGTTTCGACGGCTGACACGCTCGCGCTGTACACCACGTTGACCGGCTACAACCCGAACGTTCCGAGCACCGACCGGGGGACCGTCGTTCAAGACGCCCTGGACTACTGGCGCAAGAAGGGCGTGTTTGGTGGCCACAAGCTGACCGCGTTTGCCGCGGTGAAGCTGTCCGACTGGACGGAGATCGAACTAGCCGTTTTCATCTTCGGCCAGGTGGTGATTGGCTTCAACTTCCCCGAGTCGGCGATGGAGCAGTTCAACATCGGGATGCCGTGGACGGTGGAGAAGGGCAGCCCGATCGACGGCGGGCACTGCGTGGTCCTGGTCGGCTACGACGCCGACTGGCTGTACGTGTTGACGTGGGGCACCGTGCAGAAGATGTCGCGGGAGTTCTGGACCACCTACACGGATGAAGCCTGGGTGGGTGTCACCGACGAGACGATCACGGCCTTGGGGGCCAACGCGTATGCCGGGGCTCTCGACCTCGCCGCGTTGGGTGCGAATTTCGCCGCGCTGACCGGCGGCCCGAATCCGTTTCCGACCCCTGACCCGAACCCTCCAGTACCAACTCCTGCGCCTTCGCCAACTCCTGCGCCGGCTCCTGTGGTCGATGCCGCTGATGAGGAGCTGTACGACGCGAAGTCAATCAAGCGGCTGCTGACGACTCACTCCGACTTCATATCACCCACCCAGGCCGTCCACTTGCGGCACGACGTTCGGATATGGACCCGCCGGAAGGGATTCACGGCGTGATCGCCACCTCGTCGTCTCTGGCGTGGGGGTTCCGTTCAGCCCTGTCGAAGCCTCACGACGGTGACTCGTTTTTCATGCTCGTCGACTGCGGGTTCAACGTCTGCTACCGGGCCGAGTTGCGCCTTGATGGGGTGCGCGCACCGGAGATCCACCCCCCGCAGCCGGGCGGTCTGGAGACGCTGGAGTTCGTCAACGGCTGGTTGAACGGCGTGCAGGAGGCGGCGCCTAGGCGACGTTGGCCGTTCTGGATCCAGGTGGTCGCGACGGACAGCTACGAACCCGGCATGGACCTGTCGTTCACCCGGTACGTAGCCACGGTGTGGAGGTATGGCGACCAGTCGGTGGTGCAGGCGCAGTCGCTGAACTTCCTGGTGAACGCGTTCCTCGCGGTGCATCCCGAGTGGCCGTCGGGGAGCTGAGCGGCATGGCTAGTTGCCGGATCTTGGACGCCCGGCAGTGTCCATCCCAGTGGTCGGCGGGCTGCGGTGACCGGCCGTGTGCCCGCTTCGAGTCGGACGACGAGACGCCGTGGATTCAGGAGCCACAGGCCCGCGAGGTCGGGCCTGTGGAAAAGGCTGTGGAGGACGACCTCGCAGCCCTGGCCGAGCGCATCCGGCCCGGGAAGTTCGCGCTCGCGGCCCTGGCCCGCAAGCTGGCAAGAGTCATCGACGCCCGCGGCGACGAGGAGCCCGCCAGCCAGACCGCCAAGGCTGTGGACACGCTGCGGATCACACTGAACCAGATCATGACCGGGGAGGATGCGAATTCCCATGATCGAGAACTCCTGGCTGAACTCCTCAGCACACCTAGCTCCGGAGGAGCTCCCGTGTCCGCCGAGGTTCGCTACCCGAAGGACCCCTAGCCGACTGACACTCGGCCCGGCGGTCGGGAAGATCGCGACGGCTATGGGGATGCCGCCCATGCCGCACCAGCAGTACATCTGGGATGTGTCGCTGGAGATCGACGAGAGGACGGGGCTGTTCGCCTACTCGGATGTGACGTTCGTCGGTCCTCGTCAGGTGAGCGGGAAGACGCAGCAGATCGAGCCGGTGATGATCCACCGATGTACCGGCGTCGGCCATGAACTCGTCGAGTTTGCCCGCCGGGAGTACGGGATCAAGGTCCCCGAGCCTGGCCCTCAGCGGGTGTTCTTCACGGCGCAGACCGCCGACGACGCCCGGGTGCGCTGGCGCCGTAAGCACGTGGAGGCGATCAAACAGTCACCGTTTCGGCAGATGTGGGCGCAGTCGCCAACCTTGACGCAGAACAAGGAGGAGATGCGCTGGGTCAACGGTTCGTCCTGGTCGCCCGGGTCGACGACAGGTAAGACAGGCGGTACCGGCGACTCGATCGACCTGGGGGTCATCGACGAGGCGTGGTCACGGCCTGACAACCGCACCGAGCTGGGTATGCGCCCCGCCATGATGACCCGGCCATGGTCGCAGCTGTGGGCGCTGTCGATGGTGCCGGGTGCGTCCAGGGTCGCGCCGGACGCCTGGCCGTGGCTCAGGCTGCGGATGGAGGCCGGCCGCCAGCGCGTGCGGGCGGATATGCGGCATGGCCGGGCCTACTTCGAGTTCTCCGCAGCGGAGAAGATCGAGGACGTCAACTGCGGCGACCCTGACGTGTGGTGGCGCACCATGCCAGGTCTTGGTTTCACGGTCCCGGAGTCACGCATCCAGGAGGACTACCGGACCGCTGCCGACGAGGGCAAGCTAGCGGACTTCGCGGCGGAGTACCTGGGGATTTTCCCGACCACGCAGGTGGTGGAGTGGAAGACGATCAGCCGTGAGGCGTGGGGGTTGCGCCGCACGGGGTCTCCCGACTTCCGCGAGCCGATCGCGTTGGGTGTCGATGCGAACCGGCAGCTGAGCAGCGCATCCATCAGCATGGCAGCGCAGGTTGAGGAGAAGGGTGACGTGTACGTAGAGCTGATCGACCGCCGCGCGAGGGTGGACTGGCTGCAAGACGCGATCATCGCGTTGGCCCGTAACCGGAAGGTGTGCGCGGTTGGTATCGATCGCAACGGGCCTATCGAGGGCCTGTACACGCCGTTGAAGAGGGCAGCGATCGACGAGAACGTCGACCTCACGATCGAGCTGTTACCCAGTCCGAAGGTGACCGCAGCCTGCGCGACGTTCTACAACCTGACCGGGGAGACTGACGATGACGAGGACAACGCCCCGACGTTGCGCAGGCTGCAGCACTCCGGGCAGCCCGAATTCGATCAGAGCGTAGGCGGCCTGGTGAAGCATTTCCACGGCGACCGGTGGAGTTGGCACCGCGACGAGTCGACCGCGGACACCGGCCCGGTGTACGCGGCGACGTTGGCGATAGCGGCCGGCGACGCTCAGGAGTGGCTGGGCGGCTCTTACGACGTGATGGAGTCGCTGGGATGAGCCGGCCGCTGGAGAATCTGCCCGTCGTGGCCGGCGACGATTCGGAGCCGCTGAAGGAGCACCTGTCGACGTGGCTGGACGTGGCCGGCGGCCTCGCTATTGCCGGCGGCATCTCGTGGGGGCTGTTTCCGGTGCTCGGACCGTATGCTGTGGCGATCGGTGGCGTGATCGTCGTCGTGTTGAACTCGATAGCCGGGTGGCTCCGCTCGCGTCCGGACGACACCGTAAATCCGGTCTCGCCGATCCCGTTGAGGCCGCTTCCCGGCCCGACCGACCCGGGAAGCCTGCACGTGAGCGGAAGGTGATCTAGTGAGCATGTTCCGTCGCGCGTACACGCAATCTAGGCAGCGGCGCGAGTTCAGCGGCCTCACAGGCTTCATGGACAACGGCGGGGCGCTCATCCCGGGCCGCCAAAGCGTGGGTCGGCACGGTGCCGTACTGGTGAACGAGGACCGCGGCCTACGGCACTCCGGTGTGTGGGCCGCGACCAGGATCCGGGCGGACCTGATCTCTACGTTCCCGCCGCGGTTCCTGCGCGATATGGGTGACCGGCCTGTCGAGCTGCCGCGGCCGCCCCTGTTCTACTCCCCGGGCGGGCAGGGCTGGACGTACAAACAGTGGATGTGGGCCAGCCAACACGACCTCGACTACGTGGGCAACACCGTGGGGTTGATCACGGCACGCAACGGCGTAAAGACGCAGTTCTACCCGGAGGGCCTGCCCGCGGAGATCCAGCTGCAGGACACCCGCAGCTGTTCGCTGATCCAGTACAAGGGCAAGCGGATGTGGCGCATCGCGGGCAAGATGTACAACCTGCCCGACGTCTACCACGAGCGGCAGTACCCGTGGTCGGGCACCCCGATCGGCCTGTCTCCGCTGGTGTACGCGGCTGCCAGCATCGGCGAGTACCTGTCGCTGCAGCAGTACGCGAACGACTGGTTCAGCTCCGGTGGCGTACCGAAAGCGTGGATGAAGAACACCGTCAAGAGGCTCGGTGACATCGAGCGGGACTCGGCGAAGCAGTGGTACCACGACACCATCCAGAACGGCGACCTGATGGTGACGGGTAACGACTGGGAATACAACATGATTCAGGCGGAGCAGGCCGGCATGGAGTGGCTGGAAGGCCGCCGTTTCGGCCTCGGCGACATCGCCCGCTTTTTCGCGGTCCCGTCGGACATCATCGACGCCGCCGTGTCCGGGCAGTCGATCACGTACGCGAACATCAGCCAGCGCAACCTTGAGTTCCTGATCATCCACCTCGGGCCGGGTATCAACCGGCGTGAGGAGGCGCTGACGAACCTGCTGCCGGCGCCGCGCTACGTGAAGCTGAACACCGACGCACTGCTGCGGCTGGATCCGATCAGCCGCCAGCAGTTGATCCGCTCGCAGATCGAGACCTGGCAGTCGACCAACACGGAAGCCCGGTTGCTCGACGACAAGGGACCGTTGACGCCCGAGCAGGTCAAGGAGATGACCGAGATCTACGGCAAGCCGAAGGCGTCCGGCGCGGGACCGCCGACGCCCGGCGAGGCCGAAACAGTTCCGGCTCTAGCGCCGGGTGGGGGCAGTTCGGGAGACTCGGCCTCCAGTGATGGCGCACCTGTGCAACCGGCACCGGCGACGAAGTGAGGGGAAGCAGCGTGACGACGCAGATCGAACGGCGCGCCGCGGACGCACGGCGCGCCGCAGCAGAACGGGCAGCTGAACGGGACGGCAACGACTCGGCTGCGTTCATGCGACAGCGCAGCCTGGTGGCGGGGGTGCCCCGCGCCCGGCGAGTGTCCATCCAGACGATGATGCGCGGCACCAAAGAGCCCGGTCCGTCGGGGAAACTTCAGTTCCACACCCTGGGTTACTTCACCGCCTACGAGCGTGGTTACGAGATGTGGGACGACTATGGCGTCTACGTCGAAATGACCATGGGGGGCTCTGGTGCGGCCACCCTGGCGGCCCGGCCGAACGTGTGCTTTCTGGTCAACCATCTCGGGGTCGCAATGGCCCGGACGAAGACCGGCAGTTTGATCCTCACCGAGGACAGCACCGGCGGGCACCACGAGTCATGGATGAACCTGGAGCGCGGCGACGTGCAGATACTCGCCGCGGCCGTCAAGGATGGCGACGTCGAAGAGATGTCCTTCGCGTTCATGATCCCCGAGGGTCAGGGGGTGTGGACGGACGACTTCACCACCTTCCAGATTCGCGCCTATGACCTGGACGGTGGCGACGTCAGCGCCGTTAACAACGGTGCGAACCCGTACACGGACATTGCCGGCTCGGCCGGCGAGTTCATGCGTGCCCTTGACCACCTGCCGCGGGCGGCACGCGAGGAGGCTGCGGCCCGCCTCAGCGTCGCTGACGTCGAACGGCAGACGGAGGCCCGGGAGCGAATCGTCGTGAAGCCACCGATGGTGGACCGCACCGCCAGCCCGCACGTGCGGATGCTGCAGTGGCGCCGGGCGAACACGGCTGAGCGTTACGCGGTGCTCGCGGAGGCGACCGGCTACGGCCCGCGTGAGCTGCTGAACGTTGCGCTGCCCTGGTATGAGGTACGCGCGGTGACCGGTTCGGAACTGGGCGACGACCCGGCGGCGGAAGATGGCACCGTTACGGAAACGGTCGGCGCGGCGGAAACCGACATCCTGATCTACGACGAGATCGGTGGGTCGATGGGCGTGACCGCCAGCCAGTTCGCCCGCGATCTCGCGAAGATCGATACGCCGGTGATCAACGTGCGGGTCAACTCGCCGGGAGGCTCAGTCACGGACGCCGTAGCGATCGCCTCGTCGATCCGGCATGCGTCCGACGGCGGGCAGACGATCCGCGGGTGGGGTGACGGCATCATCGCCAGCGCTGCCACGCTCATCCTGATGGCCTGCGACGTGGTCACGACGATGCCGGGCGCGCAGTGGATGGTGCACCGGGCATCGACCACGATCGACGGCAACGAGGAGGTCGCCGGGCAGATCCAGACGTTCCTTCAGCGCCAGGACCGCAACATCGCCGAGACGTACGCAGTGAAGTCGGGCAACGCCGAAGACTGGCTGCAGATGATGGTCGAGGAGACCTGGTTCACCGGGGCTGAGGCGCAGGACGCCGGCCTGGCTGACCGAGTGTGGTCGAGCGGCACGAAAAAGCGCGGTGAGCGGGCTATGACCGATCCGCGCATGGTCCGGCGCTGGGATAACCTGCCCTACCGGTATGCGAGTCGGGAGGCCGCCCCGGTTACTCAGCTGCGGCGCTCGCTGGTGGCTAGCGGCAACGAGCCGGCGGCAGCGTCCGACGGGCTGGTCGTCCCCGAAACCAGTGGATCTACCCCTGTCAAGCCCCAAGGCCGTAGTATCGCGCGTATCGCGGCCGAGTTCGCGGCCCTCGGGGTCACGGACCTAGACGTTTAGGCGTTTCGGGGCGTAGTCGGCAGTCAGACCGGCGGCCCACCGGTGATCAGCCCGGCTACGCCCCCAAGTTTTCTCCAAAAGCTCCAGAGGGTTGGAGCAAGCCTCGCGGGCCAAACGGCAGTCAGACCGGGCGCCAGGAACGAGCGACCCGGCGGTCAGACCGAATAGCGGCTCGATCCATCGCGGGCGGAACACATTCCGTCAAGCGAAGGAGTCACCATGTCGGGCTACGGCATCGACGACATCATCATCAGCCAGGAAGCAGAGCTGGATCTAGCTAAGCGCGCCCGAGATCGTGCCCTCGGCGAGGTGAAGGCGATCCTCGCCTCGGCCAAGCAGGAGTCCCGCGCGAGCCTCACCCCCCAAGAGGATGAGGACATCAAGGCCGCGCAGGAACGCTTCCAGCGCGAGTCGACCAACATCGTCGGGATCGAACACAAGCTCGGAGTCTCCCGGCGCACGAAGGCGAGCGAGCTTGCCATCGATGACCAGCTGGCCGAGCGGCGTGTGTCCGGCGCCCCGCTTGAGGCGATCGGTGACGGCCACACCCGGGCGAAGCCCGCCTACGACGAGGTGGCGCGGGTCGGCCAGGAACAGCGCACCTACAACAAGGGCAACACGGGCCGTGGTGGCGCGTTCGTTTCCGACATCGTCAACCAGTACCTCTACAACGATGTGCAGGCCAGCGCCCGGCTTCAGCGCCACATGCAGGAGGAGCGCGTCGAGCGGGGCCAGTACCTGGAGCGCGCGGCCGGCACCGGTGCGTTCTCCGGTCTCGTCGTCCCGCAGTACCTCACCGAGATGTACGCCCCCGCGGTGAGCAACCTGCGTCCGTTCGCGGACGCCTGCAACCACCACGACCTGCCCCCGAACGGGATGACCGTCAACATCTCCCGGATCACCACGGCAACGTCGGCGGCCCTGCAAGCGACGGAGAACGTCGCCGTGTCGGCAACCGACATCGACGACACGCTCCTCACGGAGAACGTGCAGACCGCGGCCGGGCAGCAGACCCTGTCCCGCCAGGCGATCGAGCGCGGCACCGGCATTGAGGGCGTCGTCATGGACGACCTGTTCCGCCGTTACGCGGCGACCCTCGACTCGACGCTGTTGAACCAGGCCACGACCGGTCTGGATGCTCTGGCCGCGACGACGTACAGCTACGTCGACGCGTCGCCGACGGCGGCCGAGATGTGGCCGAAGCTGCTGGGTGCGGCCTCGGGCGTGGAGACTTCGCTGCTGGGTTACGGCTCGGCCGATATCGCGGTCATGCACGCGCGGCGCTGGTTCTGGATGCAGTCGCAGCTCACCAACTCGTGGCCGCTGACCACTCCGCCCGGATTCCAGGGCGGCATGGGTGCCCCGCTGGCAACCTCGAACGGCCGGGACTACGGCCAGGGTGCTCGCGGTGTCCTCCCGTCAGGTCTCGTCGTGATCACCGACAACAACGTGACCACGACCGCGGGCGGCGGCACCGAGGACCGGATCTACGTCGTGTCCTCGCAGGAATGCCACCTGTGGGAGGACCCGAACGCGCCGGTGTTCATCCGGGCGGAGCAGGCCGCGGCGGCTTCGCTGGGCGTCCTACTCGTGCTGTACGGCTACTTCGCGTACACGTTCCGGCGCTACACCTCGGCGGTGCAGGCGATCTCCGGTACCGGCATGATCGCCCCGACCTTCTGAGCCGAATTTTCGGCCGAAAACCACTTTTCGGTCCGACCCGAAGGAGGTCGAAGTGCCGTTCGGATTGCAGAACGCGTCAGGCGACATCGTGCTGACCCTCGCGGCGGCGGCGGCCACCATCAGCAGTGGCCCTATCGCCGCGGGTGGCCTGGCCGGGTATTGCCTGGCCATGTACCAGATCACGGCCATCACGGGCACCAGCCCGACGGTGGTCTTCAGCCTCGACGAGTCGAACGACGGATCCAGCTGGACAGCGGTTACCGGCGCCGCCACCGCATCCCTCAACGCGGCCGGCTCCGGTGTGATCTTCGGGAAGATGACCAAGCAGTTGGTCCGGGTCACAGCGACCATCGGTGGCACATCTCCAGCGGTGACAGCCAACACCGCAGCCATCGTTTTCCCCGAGTGAGGAGCTTCAATCATGGCAACCGATGAAGTCGCGGACTTCGAGCAGCGCAACACCGACCCGACTGTCCCGTTCGACGGCTCCGACCCGGCGAACATCCCGGGACCTGGCAGCAATGTTCAGCTGGAGATCGCAGCCCACAAGCGGGCTGAGGCGGCAGCTGGCCTGTCCACCTACCTGCGCCCGGCGCAGGCCGACCAGGAGGCCGAGTCCGGCGACGTGGTCTCCGATTCCGACGT